CAAACACTTGGAAACGCTCTGCTTTGAGCACTTGGTAAGGAATCAACATGGCAATCGCAGCACTCTACCCGAGCACCAAACCCTCGCTTCTCCTTGACTTCGCTAACACCAAAACCCTAGACCCAAGAATCACCTTCAGCCGAGCAAGCACAGCAACATATTACGACGGGAAAACCTTCGCAAAAGCTGAAGAGAACTTGCTGAGTTATTCGCAGGAGTTTGATAATGCTGGGTGGGCTAAAGTTAACTCAACTGTAACTGCAAATGCTACAGCGGCACCAGATGGGGCTACTACCGCTGATAAATTAGTAGCATCTGCAACAGCAGCTGCACACGGTGTTTATATAGGGTCTTCTGGCTTTCAAAACGGGACTACGTACACATTAAGCGTGTACGTCAAATCTGCTGAATATACAAAGTTTTATATTTCAGAGGGCAATAGCGGTCGTTTCTATTGCAGCTTTGACATTGGTGCAGGTACGGCAGGAACACCTGGAGGCACCTACACCAACAAGAGTGCAAGCATTGTCGCTGTTGCAAACGGGTTCTACCGTTGTTCTATCACATTTACTTCAACAGAGACAGCAACCCGAGCGCCTGAATTCGGTGGCTACCCCGACACAGGAGCAACCCTCGACCAGTACGGCGCTCAATACACCGGCGACGGAACCTCTGGCATTTACATCTGGGGCGCTCAACTAGAACAACGTTCAAGTGCAACAGCCTACACACCAACAACTTCACAACCCATTACCAACTACATACCTGTACTTCAAACAGCAGCATCAGGCATTCCTAGGTTCGACCACAACCCAACGACAGGTGAAAGCCTTGGGTTGTTGATTGAGGAACAAAGGACGAATTTGTTGACTAGGAGTCAGGAGTTTGATGATGCTGCGTGGGTGAAGAGTAGTGCAGCAGTATCTGCAAATCAGGTAGTTGCACCTGACGGGACTTTAAGTGCTGACCTAATCCAAGAGGCTGCTATTGCAGGGGTTCACTACGTTCGCTTCGGTAGTGTTAGCTTGACATCTGGAGCTACCTATACAGCATCTGTATATGTGAAGGCGAAAGAGCGATCATCCGTGAATCTCGTTTCTTACAATGGAGCCTCAGACACTATTTCTGTTTTCAATTTGAATTCTTACACTGTTACCAGTGGCAGCGGTTCAATAGTTCATATTGGTAATGGGTGGTGCAAAGTCAGTCAGCAGTTTACTCAAACAACAACAGGTGCAAACACGTTTGCGGTACAGATTCACCTTAATAACGGGTCTGGCAACAACTACACAGGCGATGGCTACTCCGGCATCTACATCTGGGGCGCTCAACTAGAAGCGGACTCCTTCCCAACAAGCTACATCCCAACGACAACAGCGCAGGTTACTCGATCTGCTGATGCTGCAAGTATGACGGGGAGTAATTTTAGTAGTTGGTATAGGCAGGACGAAGGTACGATTTTTATTGAGAATAATTACAACTATGGGTCGGGGTTGGCATCAAGTGGGAGGGCAGCGTTGCAAATAAGTGACGGAACAAACAGTAATCGTCACCTTATTTACAACGGTAGCGCACACGCCAATAGATACTACGTTGCTGTTGGCGGTACTGGCCTAGTGGCACTTACTGTTGCTACGGTTACTAGTAGTTTCGTGAAATCTTCAGCAGCTTATCGAGTTAATGATTTTGCCCATAGTCTGAATGGTTCAGTACCTACTACCGACACAGACGGGTTGTTGCCTGTCGTAAATAGGATTGATATAGGTTGTAGCTTAGGTTCTTCGGCATACCTCAACAGCACCATCAAGAAAATAGCCTACTACCCCTCTCGCCTATCCAACACAGTCATCCAAGCCCTAACAACCTAAAGGATTCACATGCAAGACAAATACTTCTCTTTTGAATCCGAAGCTCAAGCCAACAACCTGCTTGGCACTAAAGTACCTGTAAAATTCAACGAAGAACAAGAGCCTATTGAGTTTGTAACAAAACCCAACTACAGATATATAGATGTAATAGGAGTTATTTACAAACCTACAGGTGAAATGCTTCAAGGTGAATTTGGAAGCTACCCAGAAATGCAAGCAATTCCCGGATGGCATGTAAACGCAAGGTTGATGCCGGATGAGGATGCTTCTGCTTTGCTGGAGTTTGAAGTGCAGCCTGAAACACCGATTCGGGTTTGGGCTTGAGTAAAATGGATAAAGGATACAAATGCCATTGACTACTTTACAACAAATCAGATATGAACTAGGTGATGTGGATGTTGCATTACCTATCATGTCTGATACGGAATACGAATACTTTCTTGAAAAGAACAACAGTTCAGTACGCAGGGCTGCATTAGACGCTGCTAAGACGATTCTTTTTAAGCTGAGTATGAAAGGTGACCACAGTACAGATATTCTGTCTGTAAAGGGTTCCAAGGCTGCTGAAGCCTATAGATTAGCCCTTCAGTTATACATTAAGAACCCTGACTTGAATACTGTCTTGCAGAATGCTTCAGGCTACGCTGGTGGTATCAGTATAGCAGATATGCAAGCTAACGTAGATAACCTAGACAACAATATCGTTGTAGTTCCTGCTGCTGATTCTGAAGTAAGTACAAGTAGCTTCTTTACTGTCTAAGGATTTGTATGAATCCTTTTATCAGTTCAGCTAAACAACTTATCAACCTTCATGGAGTTAGTTGTACTTATACTACAGTAACCGAAGGTACTTATGATGTTGAAACAGGTTCAGTAACCAATACAGAAGCTAATACGGCAATCATTGCTTATCCTAAGCAAGTAAAAGTTAATCAATATAACTATCCAAATCTAATAGGTAAGACAGTTACTGAATTCTTGGTACTTGCTTCTGACTTTGTTACTAAGCCAAACCCAAGGGATAAGATTACTCTATCTGGCGATGTTTATAGCATTGAGCAAGTATCTGAGCATTACGCAATGCAAGAAAAGGTTATTTATAAAATACTTGCTTGTAGGGGTTGATAATGATTTCTAGGATTACTTTTAAGGTTGATACCTCTGGTATGCTTTCAGGTGATTTAAGCCTACAAGCACTTGGTAATGCACTGAGTAAATTAAAGCGCAAGAAACAAACTCTTGAGATGCCTAACTTTAGAAGAAACGCAATTAGAAAACTAAAGAATGTAGCGTATGCTTTGGCTTTAAACATAGCAAGTAATGCTTACGCTAATACACCAGTTGGTGATGCCGATAAAATAGTCAAAGATGCTCGTTACAGAAGAATGTATGCTTACCGTAGAAATAAGTACGGTATTGCAATGATTCCAGGTTTCCATGCTGGCGCTTACTCTTACGGTGAAACTTCTATTCCCACTTTCAAGAAAGAAATCAGAAGTTTTGACCAGATGCTATCTGACCTCAAGGCTGATTTTACAGAACAATTTGAACTAGGTGATGTATTCTACATCGGAGCTAAAGGGCCAGCTTACGGCTTCTTTGAAAAAGGTTTTGTTGATTCTGCACCGGATGGTGTTGTTAAACCTACGATACAAAGCATTATGAGTTCGTACAAAGCAGATTTACAAGCAGCTTATGCTAGAAGGGCTAGATAATGCCAACACCTATATTGAACATTAAACGAGCAATGGAAAGGCACTTAGCTGCTCTAACACCATCTGTTCCTATTGCTTATGAAGGTGTAAGTTTTACACCTCCGCAGAATCAGATGTATCTTCATACACAGTTTGTCATATCTCAACCAGATGACCCAACAATAGGGGATACATACTACAGAGAAAGAATGAACTTTCAGGTATTTGTTTGTGACGTATTAAATAAAGGTACAAGTACAGCAATAGCAAAAGCAGAAGCAATCAGGAGTCATTTTTCAAAGGGTAGTACATTCAGTGAATCAGGTACAACAATTCACATCTTGACTACGCCTAGGATTGCTAATGCAGAAATAACAGAGGACAGGTTAGTGGTTCCTGTTCTTATTGAAGTGGTTGGTGAAGTTTATAACTAAGCCTAGAAGGTTCGTTCAGTCCTTCATAAAACTGAAATACTTTGCAAAGTAAAAATTAAGTTAACTTAAAGGAAATACAAAATGCCGATTTCAAAAGGTACGTCCAAGACCCTGAGCTATAAAAAAGAGAGCACATGGGGCACCTTGGCTGGAGCAGCTAGTGGTAAACAGGTACGTAGAGTTACGGGTCAATTTAATTTGGCTAAAGAAACTTACGAGTCAAACGAATTGCGTACGGACCGTCAAGTTGCGGACGTAAGGCATGGGGTAAGGAGTGCAGCAGGTAGTCTGAACGGTGAGTTGTCTCCCAAGACTTACTCTGACTTCATGCAATCCTTGGTTGCTCGTGACTTTGCTGCTGTGAGTGCAACTGCTCCAGCGACATTCACAACCGCTGGCTCTGGCCCTACTTACACCATCACTCGTGCTACTGGCGATTGGCTTGCCTCTGGCTTCCAAGTCGGTCAAGTAATTCGTATCACTGCTGGTACTGGTGCCAACGCCAACAACCTGAACAAGAACTTGCTGATTATCAGCATGACAACTTTGGTTCTGACTGTTATCGTTCTGAACGGTTCTGCATTTACTGGTAGCTCCATCACCGCTGCTGGTGTTATTGCTGTGACTGGTAAGGCTACTTATGTACCTGCAACTGCTCACACTGACGATAGCTACACCATTGAAGAATGGTACAGTGATATTGCGCAATCTGAAGTGTACACCGGTATGAAGGTTGGTAGCATGAATGTGCAACTGCCTGCAACTGGTTTGACTACCGTTGACTTCAGCTTCCAAGGTAAAGACCTGACAAGCAAAGGTACTACTCAATACTTCACCTCTCCTACTGCTCAAGGTACTGACGGTATCTTTGCTGCTGTGCAAGGTGCTTTGGTTGTGAACGGTGCTCCTGTTGCATTGGTTACTTCTGCTGACTTCAGTGTTGAACGTACTTTGGAAAATGCAACTGCTGTTGGTTCTAATAGCATTGCTGATATTTTCACTGGTCGTATTCGTGTAAGTGGCAACTTGAGTGTTTACTTCCAAGATGCTACGGTTCGTGACTACTTTGATTCTGAAACCCCTGTCAGCTTGGTAATGGCTTTGACTACGAACTCTACAGCTACTGCTGATTTCGTATCCTTCACCTTGCCTAAGATCAAGATTAACAGCTTCGAAAAAAATGACGCTGAGCTAGGTTTGGTAGCTTCTTGCTCCTTCCAAGCTCTGTTGAATGATGTAACCACAGGTGGTTTGCCTGCAACTACTATTGCAATTCAGGACAGTACACTAGTCTAATCTTAGTTAATTAACTCAGCCTCCCTTCGGGGAGGCTTTGTTGTTTCTAGCATAGTTCCTAGATATTGACTAATAATAAATTCAATGCTATACTTGTATTACGTTGATAGGATTAATAGTTATCTATTGTCCTGTTGTGTATTAACAAAATGAAAGGAACTTGATATGTTTGATTTGAAAAAGAATGACCCTGCTGCTGCTGCTGAAGTTGGCTACACCTTTGATGTAACCCTCCCAGATGGTACTAAAGCAGAGGCTCAGATTACTGTCCGTGGTGCTAACTCTCCTGTTGTTAAGAATTACTCCCGCAAGGTTTATCAAGAGTTGAAAGTAAAAGAACAACAAGCTAAACGCCGTGGCAAAGAATACGAAATGGAACTTGAAGAAGCTGAAGAGTTGTCTGCTCGCAGTGCTGCTGTTCGTATCATTGACTGGAAAGGTTTTGCTGAGGATGGTAAAGAGATTAAGTTTAGCAAAGACGAAGCTGAACGCCTGATGATGGCTTATCCTTTCTTGCGTGACCAAGTAACTGAGAATTCTGATAACATCTATAATTTTCGTACAAGCTGATATAGATGCTTTAAAAGAATTTGCTAAGTGGCAATTCAAGATGCAATCAAGACAAACCGATGGATGCACTCTGAGAGAAAACTTAGAAGCATTACAAAGGCAAGGTAGGGTTGTTGAAGAATTGCTAAACGAACCAGAACTTGATGATATGTTTTATGAAGTATGGGGTTGGTTCCTTAGACTTCATAACAAAAGATCATCCAATGGTTTTGGTGTAAACCCTTTGCAATACTCCGAGATAGAATCTTTCTTTAGGTTACAAAGCTATATACCTCAAGCATGGGAAATAGAAATAATAAACATACTTGATGGTGTAGCTCTTGATGCTTATTCTGAACAACAGGAGAAAGCTGAAAGAGCAAAGCAAGCTAAACAAAAGAAATAACCCCTAGCCCTCTAACGAGGGCTTTGTTTTATGCGTTCTTAGATAGAACCTATAACACAAATACGAGAAGCTAAATAGCAAATCCTTACGGAGAAAATTATGGAACAAATTGAAGTTGGTAAATTAAAAGTAGACCACTCAGAAGTTGATGCAGCCACAAGGTCTGTAGAAAAGCACAGCAAGACCTTACAAATTCTTCGTGGACAAGCTGTTGAACTAGAAAAAGGTGTTGTTAAACTTGGCACAGGCTTCACCAAGATGCAAGCTGGTCAATTGGCTATGCTGCAAATGGCTGGTGCTACCAAAACTCAGATGCAAGCACTTGCCAAGACCTTTGAACAATTTAATGCAATGGCTGGTAAGAATCCATTTGATAAGTCAGCTTCCGGTCTTGCTCGCATGAAGCAAGATGTAAAAGACTTAGAGAATGTAAATAAACTAATGTCTAAAGGTTATAATCTAACCAAAGACCAAGTAATCGAACTAGCCAGAGAGCATACAAGACTGACGCAGGTTTATGCAGAAGAAGGTAAATCTTCTGAGGCTTTGCGTAGAGCTATTGGTAGGCTGACAACGGAGTATGTTGAGACTGCTGGTGTTAAGAATAAGCTACTTGCTCAAGCTGATGAGAGTACAAGGAAAGCTAAAGAAGAAGCTAGGACTATTAAACAAGCTAAAGCTGAAGAACTTAAAGCTATTAAACAAGCTAAAGCTGAAGAAGCTAAGTTAATAAAAGAAAATGAGAAAATTCTTAAACAAGCTAAAGCTGAAGAAGCTAAGTTAATAAAAGAAAATGAGAAAATTCTTAAACAAGCTAAAGCTGAAGAACTTAAAGCAACAAAAGAACTTGAAAAAGCAAGGAAAGCAGTAATTGCAGAAGAAGTTCGACTTACCAAGCAAGCCTTGGCTGAAGAACTTAAAGAGCGTAATAAACTTGAAAAAGAATGGAATAAGGCTGCTGACGACCATGTGAAAACTTTAAGAGATAAAATGCAGCTTGAAGCAACTACGGGTGATGCAATGGTTGCTCAATACTACAAAAATGAAGAAAAGAAGATAAAGGCTACTGAAAAAAGAATCGCAGCAGAGGCCAAGGCTTTACAGGAAGCAGAAAGAGCCTTGAAAGCTAGAAACGATGCTGAATTAAAATCAGCATGGAAAAAAGCATTAGCTGAGGAAGAAACCATTAGAAAAGAAGCAGAGAAAGATAGGAAGCAGCTTGAAAAAGAATGGAACAAGGCTGCTGATGACCATGCAGCAAGTTTGAAAAATAAAATGCAACTTGAAGCAACTGCTGGTGATGCAATGGTTGCTCAATATTATCAGAATGAGCAAAAGAAAATAAAGGCTGTTGAGAAAAGAATTGAAGCTGAAGCTAAATCCGATGAAGCACAGAAACAGATGGCAGCAGTACAGATTGGCCCTACTCGTGCTATGTACGAGAAAGCAACAAAAGAAGCAGGTAAAGCTGTTGACTATTTGGTGCAAGCAGAGCAACGTTTGGATGCAGCCCTTGATAGGACTAACGCTGGTTTGAATGAACGCAGTACAGACCAGTTGGTAGCTTACCAGAAAGCCTTGAAGCAATCAGGCCTATCTGCTGATGTTGCTGGAGCTAAGTTTGATACATTCAAAAAGAAACTTGACCAAGTTGCAGCCAAGGAAAGAGCAGATGAACTTCGTTACCTAAGCAGAGCTATTTCTGTTCAGATGGGTGACGTAGCTATTTCTCTTGCTAGTGGTATGAACCCTTTGTTGGTTATGATCCAACAAGGCGACCAGATTCGTGGTGTGCTTGACCAAACAGGTGCTAAGGGTAAAGAACTTACAACAGCAATGAACGCTGCTGCTGCGCAGATTGCAAGTGGTTTTAAGAATACAGCCTTTGCTATTACTAGTTTTATGGGCGGTGCTTTGGCTTACCTTGGTAAGTCATTGCTTGAGCCTATCAATGCTTATAAGAGATTGGCAGAAGCCAAGAAGCTATTTGAAACCGACATTGAAGGGATGAGCAATTTAAGGAAAAGTCGTCTTCAAACAGTTGCAAATCTTGAACTTGCAAAGTCATTAGGGACTTTTGCTAAAATTGCAGGTGGTGTAGCAGTTGCTGCCCTTACCGCCTATGGTATTGCTCTATACCAAGTTAGTAAACAAGAAGAAGAACTCAACAAGGCTGTTAACCTAACAGGTGGTTCCATCGGTATGACTGCTCAAATAGCAAGCGACATGGCTAAGGAGCTTGCTGGAGCCAGAGGAAACATTGCTAGTTTTTCTGAAGCAATTACAGAAGCTGCTAAAGCTGGTTCAGTAACGCAGCAAAACTTGGAAGCTGTAACATCTGCTGCTGTTTTACTGAAAGATGAAGCTGGTATTGCTATTGCTGATACCGTAAAAGAATTTAGCAAACTATCAGAAAAGCCTACAGACTCTTTGCGTGAACTTGCTAAGACGACAGGTATGATTGCTCCTGAGATTCTTCAGGTTGTTGCAACTCTTGAACAACAGGGAATGAAAGCAGAAGCAGCAGCTATCGCTGTACGGGCTTACTCTGATGCTATGAAGAATTCTGTTGGTAACTTGGTAGCAGAGCGTGGTGCTTTGGAGACATTCTTTCATGCTATTTCAGCAGGTGCTAAATCCATGTGGGATAGCATACTCAATGTAGGGCGTAAAGGTAGCATTGTAGAACAGCTTAAAAATGCTCAGGGTGATTTGGCTAAAAGAGTACAAGAGGGTGCAAGCTGGTATCAAACCGAAGCTGCTTACAAAGAAGAACTTGCTTATCTGAAAGAGATTGTTGACTCACATCAACTTACGATTGACAAGGAAAAAGAAAAGGGTGATGTAAAGCGCAAGAATACTGAATACTCCGAATGGGAAATAAAGAACTCAAATGCATTGCAGAAGTCCCTCACAAAAGAACAGCAGTTTGCGATCAAGCAAGCTGAACTTGAACGTGATGTGGCTAAGGGTATCATATCTCAAGCTAAAGCTGCTGAAGCACTTGTAGGTTGGAAGAAGATTATTCTAGGCGACGATAAAAAAGCAAAAGAAGATCCCTTGTTAAAGTACCTAGGAAAAACAGAAGAAAAGGTTCGTGACCTAGGTATTACTGTGAAGTCAGAATACCAAGAAATGCTTGAAGCAACTTCTGGTTTATCCAAAGCTGAGAAACTAAGACTTGATATTCTGGATGACCCTCAGTGGAAACAACTGGATGCTTCTGCTAAATTCAGAGTGCTACAAGCCCTTTCTGAAACCGATGCCAAGGAAAAACTAATTGCTATAGAAAAGAAAAGAATAGCAGATAGTGACATTATCCTAAAAGGATTAGTAGATTCTGCAAAGGCTTATGAGAATGTTACAGAAAACATCAAGCAACAAGATGCTGCTTTGCAAAACCAAGTCAAAGACCTTGAGTTTCAGTATTCAATCCTAGGTAAAAGTTCTGATGAACAAGAAAAACTAACGGAAGAATATAAGAAGCAACAAGCTATACTTGCTGTTAATGTAAAATTGGCAGAAACAGAAGCTAACATAAAGAAGAATATAACAGACCCTGAAGACTACGCTGATGCTCTGGGTAAAGCCCAGAAAGTGGCTGCTGGTGAGATTGATTTAATCAACAAAGAATCAGCAATCAAAGCTGCTAAGGCTTATATTGACGAGTTTAATAAAATATCCAGTGGTATAACCGACAGCATTGTAACAGCATTGTTTGAAGGTGGTAAAGCAGGACGTAAGAAACTTCGTGATATGCTTGTAGAAGCAATCCGTAAACCCATTACAACTTATGTAAACGTAGTTGTTAATGAAATCTTTGGTACTGGTATTAACCTCTTGCTACAAGCAATTGGTATGCAAACCGGAGGTTCTGCTGGTAGTCTAATGAATGGTGTTACAGGTGCAGCTAGTATGTACAATGCAGCTACATCCCTTACAGGTGCTGCTGGTCTTGGTAGCATTGCATCTGGTGCAACCTACGGTACATCTGCAATGTCTAGCCAATCTATTGCTCTTGCTATGCAAGAAGCTGGATTTAGTACAACAGCTATTGGTACGACTACTGGTTCTAGTGCTACTGGTGGTGGTGCTGGTATGACCGGGGCGAGTTACGCAGCAGGTGCTGTTGCAGGGCACTACGCAGGTCGTGCTATATCCAATGGCTATTCAGCAATGGGTGGTTCGTCTGGTAATACAGCAGTTAACCTAGGTACAGCTATCGGTGCAGTTATTGCTGGCCCAATCGGTGCAGCTGTTGGTGGTGCTCTTGGTGGTCTTACCAACAGAGCCTTCGGTAGTAAAACTACAACAGGTATTCAAGGTACTTTCGGTGGTGCATCTGGCTTTGAAGGTCAAGAATATACTGACAAGAAATATGGCTTCTTGAGGTTCAAGGGTAACACTACCTCTCTGTCTGCCTTGGATGAATCCGAAAGACAAGCTATTGCCAACGACTTTAACTTGATTAAAGCTGGTGTACTTGATACTGCAAAGACTCTGGGTGTTGGTGCAAATGCTCTTGATGGTTTTACAAAAGAAATCAGACAAAGCCTTGCTGACCCTGAAGCCTATAAAGGTATCTTGGATGAATTAACTGAAGGCCTTGCTAGCACTGCTTTAAACTCTCTTGGGGATTGGAAGAAGTTTCAAAAAGAAGGTGAGAAATCATCCTCTACATTAAAGAGACTTAGTGATGTTATTGGTAATACTAACCAAGTCTTTGAAGACCTTGGCTGGAAACTCAATGAGTTCAGTCTTGCTGGATATTCAGCGGCAGAGAACTTCATTGCTGCATTAGGTGGTCTTGATGCTGCCAACTCTAAGCTAAGTAAATACTATCAGAACTTCTACTCAGAACAAGAAAGAGTAACGAACTACATTGAAAAAGGAACCGATGCCTTTGCTAAACTAGGTATCACCTTTCCCAAGTCAATGAGTGAATTTAGAACTCTGGTAACTGAACAGCAGAAACTTGGCAATACCCAAGTAGTTGCTGATTTGATGAATCTTCAGGATTATGTGATAGGTTCTTATGCTCAAATGTCAGATGGGATTATTGAAGAAGTTAACAGAATAAGAAATATAGCTGCTGCTGATTCAAAAGGTAATTCTCTTGCTGTACTGATGGCGCAGTTCAATAAGTCAGGTTCTGTAGAAGATAGTAAAGCCTTGCTAGATTTTGCTGAAAGTAATGTAGGTAGTTTACTTGAACTACAGAGACTTCGTGCTGGTGTAATCAACAAGTTGTTGGGTAATTCCGATATGCAAGCCGCTGCACCTGAAGTTCTTAACTCTGCTCCGGTAGCTTCTAGTTCTGCTGGTAGTAGTATCTCTGAATCTGTTACCAATAGTTCTTCTGACTTGCAAGCGGTTGTTGAAGCATTGAAAGAAGAGATTGTAAATCTTAGATATGAAATGCAGGCTAACGTTTCTTGGACTTCCAAGACAGCTAAGATACTCGAAAGAGTTACACCTGACGGTGATGCTATAGCAACTAGGGTTGCTACTTAATAACAGAGGGGTAGAAATACCCTTCTTTCTTAAAGGGAAATTATGAAAGTAATTAAACCTCTTGATGTAAATTCAAAATGTTCACTGTCTAGGTCAAGTTCAGCAACTTATTATGACTTGTATGGAAACTTAGTTCTAGCGGGTGTAGACCAACTGCGTTATGATTTTGATCCTGTTACAAAAGAGTTCAGAGGTGCTTTGATAGAGCCGACTAGAACTAACTTGTTTCTTAATACAGCTTCCTCGTTAGACCCACCAGTCACAATAGCTTTGGTTACTCAGACAGTAAGCCTCTCAAGAGATAGTGACTACACTATAAGTTTCAGAGGCTCTGGTGAAGTAGTAATAGGAGGTCTTGGACTATCCACTGGTGATCCTGTTGTTTCAAACGTAGGGTCTGGAATCAAAGAGTTTACATTTAAGACACCCAGTGGTTCAGGTAACGTATCAATTACCTTTACAGTTACTGGTTCACTGACTCATGCTCAGGTTGAACTGGGTTCTTTTAGAACTTCTTGGATACCTACTACGGGTTCTCCTCAAATAAGAAGTGCAGATAATATAAGTGGTTCTGGTATATTGTACTCTGATTTTCAAGATTCAACACCTGTTTGGGATGCTGGTATTACTTACACCAAGGGATTCCGTGCTCAATCAAGTTTTGGGATATACGAAAGTCAAGTAGCCAACAACTTGAATAACCCACCTGAGACAAGTCCTATTGATAAATGGATATACATTCAACCTACCAATGACTTTGCAATGTTTGATAGGTCAAAAGGTGTAAGTAGCGTACATCCAAGTACCATTGCTATTCTTACTGTAGTGCTACCTGAAGGTGCTAACTCGGCAGCTATCATGTCTACAACAGCGGATGCTTTTCACGTAGCTATAACATCTCAAAGTATGAAACCTATTACAAGTTCTGCATTACCTGTCTGGGGTAGTACAAGTATCTTGAGAGGTAATTGCGTGTACACACAAGCAGTTCAAGGTAGTGTAGTTTCATTCTTTATAACAAATAGTACAAACAGTATCGAAGTTGGTGAGTTACTTGTTGGTAATACTTTTACAATGGGTAAGACTCAGTACGGCTTTAAAGTTTCTGTTGTTGATTATAGCAAAAAAGAGACAGATAGTTTTGGGAATACTAACTTCATTAAAGGTAAGTTCAGTATCAGAGCTTCAGCCAGTGTAATGGTTGATAACACAGCATACAACGGAACCATTGAAACGGCAAGAGAACTTATAGGAAGTCCTGCTGTTTGGATTGCAAGTGAAGACCCAAGTTTTCAAGCGGGGGCTATTGTATATGGATTTTACAAAGGTTTTGATGTAGAGATTCCTTATCCAACCATGTCACTCTGCTCATTAGAAATAGAAGGATTAACATAAAATGCCAGATATTATTGGAACAAAAGGGGCTGAATTGGATATTCTGATTCGCCAAGGGACAACATTTGGCCCTAATTCGATGCAGCTGCGGGATGCTACAGGAGTGGTCATCAACCTGACAGGTGCAACCTTCCGTGGGCAGATTCGCAAGACACCTGATGCACCTTACGTGCAATCCAGCTTGGTCTTCACGATCACCGATGCGCCGAACGGTATGGTAACGTTTGAATTGCCTGCTGCAAGTAGCAAGGAGATGTTCGCTGCCAACACAGGTGAAGAATCAGCAGACAGTCAGTATGTCTGGGATTGTGAAGTCACTCTCTCATCCGGTAAGGTGCTACCCTTGCTGTTTGGTACTGTGAAGTTGTTCCGCGAAGTAACTAAGGAGTAAAAATGACTTCACTTGTATTAAATCCAGCAACAAATGACATAACACTGTATGTTAACGAAGGTATCCCTGGAAGCCTAACTGAAACAGGTGTTCAGACACTTAGCAACAAGACGATGCAAAGCAGTACCTTTACAGGTACTACCAACATTAATGGAGCTATTAAGAATACGATTGTAGCAGTTCCTGCTCTTGATATTAACTGCGGCTCTGGTAATTACTTTACAAAAACGATTGCTGGTAACAGCACGTTTACCTTCAGCAGTGTACCCTCTGGAGCCTATAGCTTTACCCTAGAAATCACTCACACTTCAGGTACGATTACTTGGCCCAGTTCTGTGAAGTGGCCCTCTGACGTTGCACCTGTAATGTCTACAGGTAAGACGCACTTGTTCATATTCTTGACAGATGACTCTGGCGCTCGTTGGCGCGCTGCTTCTCTGTTGAGCTACACAGACTGAGGTACGTATGGACTTTAACAGCCAACGACTTATGATGATGAATCATAACTACCTTGGAACTGAATTTCCTTCGTTCTTGGTTTTGTCGAGTAGTTATGTTGACACCAGTACTCCTGTTATCAGGGTCTACGGAAGGCTTGGTAGCAGTTTTTCACAAGTTGCACAATTCGGTGCTGCTGACGGGTTGTATGGCTCCAATGGAAAACCTGTCTGGTCTAACGATGGCACTCTTCTCCTGTACCCAGGGGGCTTTACTAAAACGGTAACGGTCTTCAAAAGAAGCGGCAATGCTATCTCTAAATTAGCGGAACTTGCCCCTTCCGGGGCAATGGGTGGCAGCTCACGAAGCGTCATCATTTCCCCCAGCGGTCAGTACATTGCCGATAGTTCATACCACACGCTTGGCGGTACTGACCGCAAGATGGTCTGCATGTATAAAGTATCAGGTGATACTTTCATCAATTTCTTGAACATTGATACTGGTAGCAACTCCTACATCGGTAAAATTGACATGTCATGGTCACAAGATGGGTCTTACTTCACAGGACTTGTAGCAAGTACAGCAGTTGGCGTCTATAAGTTGACAGAAACAGGCTCATCGTTTCCAACTGTAGCTTTGCTGACTACTTTCACTGAGTTCTCTGAAGTTTACGCAACTGCCTGGGGAGCAAACGGTGTCTACCTTGCTATCGCAGGTAGACTTGCTAGTAATAGTAGATATGTCGTCAGAGTTTACAAACGCACAGCTGACACCTTTACATTACTTACTGCTGTGCATGACTCGGGCGCTTATTCTGCTAAGTTTGTAGAATTCTCCTATGATGGTGTTTATCTTACTTACAGTTTGAACGTTGGCTCTGGTGCTGTTAAATTATACAAACGCACGGTCGATGCCTTTGCTGTGGTTACAACAGCCAATAGTTTCACAAACCAGCATCACTTTGCGTTTTCAAAAGACGGTACTGAAATATTTATAACTTTGCATAACACAACTGTACCTGATATTAAAAAATTTACAAAATCAGGTGATGATTATTTCAGTAGCTACGCTACAAGTCTGTCAGCCATCCCAACTGGTTCTACAAACACACTGGCTTACTACCCATCAGCCTTGTACGGCTAAAGAAAGGTTCTTATGTTCTATACACATGGAAATGACTACGGACTCACGTTTGATGCCTTGCGGTTCAGGTTCCCTGGCGTGAGCTTTCCGTCAAACGAAGAGATCACCAATGCAGAGTTGGGAATCACATCCTACCTGCCAACACCCTTACCGCACTACGACCCTATGGTTGAAGGTGTGCGAGAGTTGAACCCTGTGAACGGTGCGCAGCGCTGGCAGGTGTTCCCACTGCCTCCTGGCGAAGTGACAGCCAACCTTGCCAATGCTCGTGAGCAACTAAAGAACGCTATCATGGCACAAGTGCAAGAGCGCCTTGACAACTTTGCCAAGGAAAAGGGCTATGATGACGTGAACAGCACCAGCAAGTACCAGAACATTTCTGACGATGAAATTGCTCTGCTGCCCTTGAAGGAGCGCACGGTTATTGAAACATTCCGTACAGAGTGCCGCTTGATTGCAGTGAAGACTGCTCTGACTTGGGCTGTGCTGACGGGTGTACTGCACGATGTGGAGCAAGGCTTGCGTCCTGTTCCGGGTGGCTATTCAGAAATTGAAGCTGAATTGCCTGTACTGTCTTGGGAGTAAATGATGGCTGAAGTATTAGGAACCAAAGGAGCAGAACTTGATCTGCTGATTCGTCAGGGTTGTACCTTCGGCCCTCACGAGGGCACGATGATAAACCCCAACGGGACTCGCTACAACTTAACTGGCTGCACCTTTGCTGCTCAGATTCGCAAGTTGCCAAGCAGCCCCACAGCGTCTGCTACGGCTGTCTTCACAATCACAAGTGCAGTCAATGGTGAATTCACTTGGAAGTTTAGCGACACTCAAACTGCTGCACTGCTGGCTGATGATTCTGGTGAAGATGCACCTACCAGTCAGTACGTCTGGGACATGGAAATGATAGATGCTGCTGGGAATAAAAACCCAGTGATGTACGGAAAAGTAATGGTCTTCCGAGAAGTAACGAGGTAATACATGACAGTAGTCATAAAACCTAACGAAGCCTTGACTTTGATAGTCAAGGAAGGTGATAACATAAGCAAGCTAGAGATTGCCCAGCCTGCTCAAACTGTTGTCAAACTTGCTACTGCTCCGGGTAGAGGTGTAACAGACATAAGTAGAACGGCAGGTAACGGTTCTTCTGGCACTACTGATACCTACACCATCACATACTCAGATAGCAGCACCAGTACATTCAACGTCTACAACGGCTTGGATGGTGTTGGTAACATGACAAAGGCTGTCTACGATACTACAGACAACGGTATTGTAGACGCGGCTGAATCTGTACCGTGGACAGGTGTTACAGGTAAACCTACTGTACTTGTCTCTGGTGACATTGGTGTTACTGTCCAAGGTTATGATACCGACCTTGCTGCATGGGCAGGTAAGACTGCACCAACGGGCGATGCAGTAGGTACTACAGATACGCAGACGTTGACCAACAAGACGGTCAACCTCACCAGCAACACCTTGACTGGTACTGTTGCTCAGTTCAATACTGCGCTGTCTGATGGTGACTTTGCAACACTGGCAGGGACTGAAACTCTGACCAACAAGACGTTGACCAGTCCGACGTTGACCACCCCTGCTTTGGGGACTCCTGCCTCTGGGGTGCTGACCAACTGCACAGGGCTGCCTGTGGCTGGCGGCGGAACTGGTCGAGCTACCAGTACAACACCCTACGGGTTAATTGCGGCAGGCACAACAGCAACAGGGGCGCTTCAGACCTTAGCTGCCGGGGCAACTACTGATGTTCTGATTGGTGGTGGAGCATCTGCGTTACCTGTTTGGACTGCTGCAACAGGTTCAGGTGCTCCTGTTAGAGCTACATCACCGTCATTGTCAGGTGCTACACTTAATGATGGATACACAGAGGAGGTTTTTGCTGTTACGGGCACAACACCAGCATTGTCCCCCACTAATGGCAGCATCCAGACATGGACACTGACAGGTAATTCAACACCAACAGCAGGGACATGGAACGCAGGGCAGAGTATTACACTAATGGTGGATGATGGAACAGCTTATACAATAACATGGTCTTCTTTGGCAGTTACATGGAAGACGGGTGGGGGAGTTGCACCGACCTTACAGACCGTGGGATATACAGTAATCACCCTTTGGAAAGTTGGTACCACAATCTACGGAGCTAGGGTGGGGGATGCATAATGCTGACACATAAACTATTGCAAGCAACAAGTGCATCTAAGATACAGCTTACAAGAGCCAGGGTTGATTCAGTTTCGATAGGCTCTGGTGTAACTTCTATTAGTTTACCATTTAGCTCTACAGTTAGTGCTGGAGATGTTGTAATCATTGCTGCTGCGATCATGAACGATACAGTAGACAGAGTACTTGACATCACAGGATATACCCAAATAACAGAACGGTGGGTTTTTGATACCTATACAATAAACTTTATTGTTGCTTACAAGGTTTTAACAGCAGATGAAACTTCTGCAACATTTACTCGTGATGCAGGAGGACTTGAGACTGTTGTATATTATGTTCTCGCCTTGAGTGGAGTAGATACCTCGAACCCTATTGACGCACAGGTATCTACTCAAGGGCTGAACACAGCCAATGCCAACCCTCCAGCAGTAACACCAGTTACACAGGGGGCGTGGATAGCTGTTTTTGCAGCAGGTAGTTCTCCTAATACCTCACCTTTCAATGACCCATCATACCTAAGAAGTTTTCTCACAAAAAACTCCATTAACGCAGGTAACCTTTGCGGTGGTTATGTCAGAGACACAACAGGTACTTATGATCCTGGTGTTATTTCTTTTGGTGGTACAGACTCTACCTCATTCTGTTGGACTGCTGCGACAATAGCCATAAAACCCGCCCCTTAATTGGAGAAACAAATGTATGCCTTGATAAACAACTCTGTTGTTGTAAAGTTCCCTTATACCTCGAACGATCTTAAAACAGATAACCCAGACACCAGCTTTCCAGATACCCTGACAAACGACCTGTTAAACAGTTATGGTGTGTATGCAGTCACTAAAAATGACCCATCAATCAATGAATTTACACACACTGCTGAGATTAGTGGTTGTGAGTTCATCAATGACGGTTGGTTTGTGGCATGGACAATAAGAGAAAAGACTCAAGAGGAACTTTCTGAGACTTTTAAAGTTATACAAAACAGCATAGTCATGAAAACCCAGATGAGACTTGACACCTTTGCACGAACCCGCAATTACGATGGCATCCTGAGCCTTTGTACTTACGCGACGAGCACAATACCCAAGTTTCAATCTGAAGGTCAGTATGGGGTAAATGCAAGAGATGCAACATGGAATACTCTATACCAAATCCTTGAAGAAGTTCAACTTGGTACAAGAGTTGCACCGACGAGTTTTGAAGACATTGAGCCTGACCTACCGGAGCTTGTATGGCCTACCTCTTAAACCTCCTCATAGCTCTTGACCAACTAGCCAATGCAATCCTGCTAGGTTCACCAGATGAAACCCTAAGCAGCAGGGCTTACCGAGCATGGTTACTTGATAGGTTCTTTGGTAAGGTGTTTAAACCTCTGATTGATGTACTATTCTTCTTTGACCAAGATCATTGCTATAGAGCTTATATGGCTGAAGTCAGAAAGAAGCAACTACCTAAAGTATTTTCTGAAATATAAAATACTCAGGCTATCACCCGAGCCTTAACTCAGGTTCTATAAGCCCGAGCTAAATACTCAGGCTATCACCCGAGCAGCTAATCCCTGCTTGGGTTTTTCTTTGTAAGTAAGAAAGTTGATTATGAATCCTTATATTGCCTTTTTCATAGCATACGGTGTTACCGTACTTATATTAACAAGTTGTGTACCAATCGGATAAACCATGCCAGAAATTCAAGAAATAAAAGCCTTTGATGATTCAAGACTGAAAAGAGATTTTAAATTAGCTTACTTGCTTTCAATGAAGAAAGTAGAAAGTACATTAGTGCTTTGTGTTACAGCTACTTTACTAAGCCTTGGATTTTTATTTAGTCAAGGTAATAACTCAAACTATGACCTGATATATCAATTCGCGCACAGATACTTCTGGTTTGCTTTGTTTGCTGTCTATGCTTTTATCAAGGGTGTGAGTGTAGTATCAGACATCAGTTATAGAATCAGTACCCTTAATTCTATCATGGGTATATGGGCTTGGTTGTATTTATTTTTAAGTTTTGCTGTATTTGACAAGACACCTGTAGCACCTACTGAAGCTATGTTGCTTGTCCCCGTAATGGCTGAAGCATGGTTAATGCTTTCCTTTCAGCATAACAAACGGAGAGTTTTATGATATTAGATTTACAAGAAGTAACAGCAGGTAGCATAGCACAAGCTACCACAATGATTGCTGCTGCTATTGTAGCTGCGGTATTTATGCTACAGAAAGTCCTGAAAGGGATGAAAGAGACAGCAACTGAATCTAACGTAATGACCATCATGAATGATGAACTTAAACGACTTGCTACAACCAACAAGGTTCTAGGTGAAGAACTTGCTAAGTTTCAGATGGAGATTATAGCTCTGAATAAACAACTCAATACACTAAGTATGGAGAATCAGAAGCTGCACAATGAAGTCAGTCTGTTGACTAAAGAAGTTAATAGATTGCAAGATGTTATTAAAGATAAGGAGTAATCATGCTTGAATTTGTAGGCAGTGGTTTATTTGGTGGTCTTATGGGTGGTCTGTTTAGACTAGCACCTGAAGTTCTTAAATTCTGGGATAGGCATAGCGAAAGAAAGCATGAGCTTGCTATGTTTCAAGAACAGATTAGCTTAGAGAAAGTTAAAGGTTCTTTCAAGGTTGAAGAGAAGTATGTTGATTATGGAACTGCACAGCTAAATGCTATATCAGAAGCCTATAAACAACAAGCTGAATCAGATTCCAAGGCTTACACATGGGTTGCATCTATTAGTTCTTTGGTTCGTCCGGGGATTACGTTTGCATTGTTTGGCCTGTATGTGCTTTTCAAACTGACAATGGTTTACAACGGAACTTCTGGTGATGTACCTTGGAATCAAGTAGTAACTACCATGTGGGGGCCGGAGGACTGGGGTATGCTTAACATGATTCTCAGTTTCTGGTTTGTTGGAAGGTCGTTGGAAAAATATCAACATAAGGTTTGATATGCCCTTAGCTGACGAAATCAAAGAAATCTGCGTCAATGAATTCCTAGTCCCTTTCGAGGGAACAGGGCCTATGACTAAAGATAAACAATTCTTTATTGCTTATCCTGACCCCGCAACCAAAAACGATCCTATAAAAAAGGGAAAGCCTTGGACAATTGGGTATGGGCTAACTTTCGATGAGAGTGGTGTGGAAGTAAAACAAGGAGATGTGTGGTCAATTGAGAAAGTTCTTAAAACAAAAGAAACCGTCTTAAATGGATTTCTATTACAGCTTCTCTCCCTAAGTCCAAAACTATTATTGGAACCCCCTAGGAGGGTTGCAGCAATACTATCTTGGTGCTACAATTTAGGTATTGGTAATTACAGGGTGAGTACTTTTAGGCGTAAGGTGGACGAAAGAGATTGGATTGAAGCTGCGTCGCAATGTAAAAAATGGGACAAAGCAAATGGTCGAGTGATGCCTGGGCTGACCAGAAGGAGGTACGCCGAAACAATTGCCATATTGAATCCATGAAGAAAACCCCAGCATGATTGCTGGGGTTTATTCAATTTAGAACTATAAGCCCCAATTCAACGAGTCTGTCTCTTAAAAGTAACGCACAAACAAATGCTTCATTTCTAGTCCTGACACCTCTTTTGTTAGAGTAACTAAACCATGTCGATTTAGATACCCCGCAATCAGTCCACCTAACCTCATAAGAGGATCTTTTTATTCTGTGTGTTATGTTCTGCTGTCCAGAAGTTGGGAGAGTTTTTAGAGTGTTTTTAGCATTCACGCTCGAAGTCACCAATCTCAAGTTGCTTATCTTATTATTTGACTTATCTCTATCAATGTGATCTATTACTAGCTCTGTACTGACGTTTGTTTTATGAAACAAACACCAAGCTATTCTATGCCCCTTGTAAAGGCTCCCGTTTATTCTTACTACGTAATAGCCATCTTTGCTAAGTGACCCGCACTCATCTCCAACTTTTGCACCTGACCTTCTATGAACTACCCATCTAAGAAATGTTGAAGATGTCTCATCATATTTTACATACTTTGAAATTTCAGAGAAATCTATAGGTTTTACCGGCCTAGGATTCTTTAATTTGTTAAATAGTTTACCAGACTCCCAATATTTGTTAATAGTGTCAGCTTCTATTCTAAGTGCCTCCCTTGTCGATAGGTTGCTGAAGATTATTTCAAATTTTAGTAAGTCAAAAACTTTTAAATGTCCAGCCGACCTCCGATATTTAGCCCTGACCCTGCTTAAATTTCCGCTCCCAACGTAGACAACAGTGTCGTCCAATTTATGAATGTACACGCATTTATTATTCATCATACTCCTGTTCTACAGTATATAATATTTTATTATAAAAGACCCCCGGAGCGTAAGCCTCGGGGGTTTTATTCTTTTGTAAGTTACTTCTCTTGACTTTCGCAGAATTCAATCAACTGCTTAGAAGTCATCATCCCTGTTTTACGATTAACTTCCTTACCATCTACGATAAGAATACTTGTAGGTACACCTCTGACGTTGTAATCCCTTGCTAGATTAGGGGATTCATCTACATCAAAGCAACGAAGTTGGTCTACTGGTACGTTAGTTTGTTGAATAACAGGTTTGAATGATTGACATGCGCTGCACCATTCGTTTGCTGAGAATATAAATAGCTGTTTCATTTGGTTCCTTTATGTTGCCCATACATCTTCCCAAGAGCCTGTCAAAGCACCCTTGGCGTAATCAGTTACTCGTTGTTCAAAGAAATTGCTATGAGTTGTGCCAAGCATCCCATCAACCCATGTAAGAGGATTCTTCTTGACCTTGAAGATACCTTTCAGACCTAGAGCGATCAATCTGCGGTCAGCAATATAACGAATATACTGTTTCACTTCTTCCTTGGTCAATCCTTGCATTTCGTTAACACCAAAGGCTAAGTCAATAAACTTATCTTCTAGTTCAACCATTTTTTCAGCGACAGAGTACAACTGCGATTTTAGTTCGTCATTCCAGATGTGTTTATTTTCTTTTACAAACTCACGGAACAATTTAATCATGCTTTCACAATGTAATGACTCGTCTGTTTGAGACCAGGAAAGTATCTGACCCATGCCTTTCATCTTACCGAACCGAGCAAAGTTCAGTAGCATTACAAAACTTGAGAATAGCTGCATCCCTTCTGTGAATGCACTGAATACTGCAATCTGCTGCGCTACACTACTTTGATCGTTTGAAACAAAGGACTCAACATAATCATGCTTTGCCTTCATTTCTTCGTACTCAAGAAACTCATTATAAGTAGTCTCTGGCATACCAAGGGTTTCAATCAAGTGAGAATAAGCAGCAATGTGAATTGCCTCTCGTGCTGCAAAGCTACTTAGCATCATTCGCACTTCAGGGGCAGGGAACACGGGAAGGTAGTTGTTGACATAAGCGCCTGCTACATCAATATCCCCTTGTGTGAAGAACCGAAAGATATGTGTCAGAAATTCTTTTTCAGAAGTTGTTAGTTTATTTTTCCAATCGTTCACATCCTCTACCATTGGAACTTCTGTGTGAATCCAGTGCATCTTTTCAGATGCAAGGAAAGCATCAAACGCCCAAGGGTATGAGAATGGTTTGAAAGAGTTTCGTTTATCTGTTAGTTTTAGTTTGTGTTTCATGTAACTCCTTTATGTAGAAGGTCGTATTGTAGCACAACCTTCACCTCACTCAACCTTCGCAAGCCAAGCATTCTGTATTGTTTACAAGAGCCTGAACATCTATATCATCCTCAATACGCTTGCGCTCAATACTTTGACCAACTTTGTCAGCCTTGCGTAGTTTAGCACTGCGCACATAGTAAAGACTTTTCAAACCTTGTTTCCATGCTTGGAAATGCACAGCATGAAGGTACTTGATGTTTACATCTGGACGGAAAAACAAGTTGGTACTGATTGCCTGATCTACGAACTGCTGACGATCTGCTGATTGCTCAATAATCCAACGTTGGTCAATCTCCGGTGCAGTCTTAAACACATCCTTATCCCACTCTGTCATCCAATCAAGATGCTGAACACTACCGTCATTTGCAATAATGCTTGCCCATGTATCATCATACCACGATGCTTCTTTACCTACAGCATTTTCCTTAATCAGTTTGTCAAGGTACTTATTCTTATTCAGGTGAGCACCAGAGGTTGTATCCTGACGATAGGCATTGGCAGCAAATGGTTCAATACTTGGACTTGTGTTACCCATGATAATAGAACTACTTGCATTGGGTGCAACAGCCATAACATGACTACAACGCTGCATGATACCAAACTCTGCTGCATCAGGACAAGTTCCTCGTTCAATAGCAAGCTGCTGATTTGCTTCATCCAGTTTAGAACGAATGTGCTTAAAGATGCGCAAGTTCTGAGACTTAGCTAACGCACCCTCAAATGGAATACCATTCTGTTGCAGATAGGCATGATAACCCAAAGCACCTACACCAACAGATCGTTCACGATAAGCACTGAATCTCGCCCTGCTGATTGTATCAGGAGCATGTTTAATAAAGTATTCAAGTACATTATCCAACATCTCAAGAATATCTCTCAGGAATAGTTCATTGTCTTTCCAATCGCTAAAGTATTCCAAATTAACAGAAGACAAGCAACAAACAGCTGTACGTTCAGGACTTGTTGCTAGACTGATTTCACTCATATTGTTCAAATAGACTCGTTAAATCTACTCCGCTTTATTCAAGCTGCTTGGTATCCCTACCAAGATCGGACTATATCATCTTCATTTCTGAAGCCATGCGCTTCGGGTCACTTGACCCTACGGTGCTACACTCATCGCACCTAGTCTCTACACCTTCCTATTTCTAGGCTTGGCTCGGTATTGGCTGTTCTAGCTATCCACCGAATTCACATGGTTTATACTGTGCCATGAAATTAACACAGGTTACTACCGTAATTCCTCAATCCAAGTTTCTTTTGATACTCAGGTAATCCTTCGTTTGCTCGGTCAATAAACCACAAGTAAGGTTCACCAGTCTGCATCCGCAATTCAATAATCTTCATCCAAAGGTATTTAGCTGAAACAGTCTCAACTACTTTACCAGTGTGCGGTTGAATCAAATCCCAAGAATCGTCTGCTGTTGAGTCAATCATGCATTTTTCAACCAGCTGCATGAACTTATCTGTGATGTTAATGCCGTGATTGAGATTCAAAGCCTTCATGTTCTGATCGCCTGTTGGCTTTCGCATTTCAAGGAATTGAATAATATCAGGATGGTCAATATCTAGATAGGCAGCATACGATCCTCTGCGGGTACTACCTTGCTTGTAGGCCAATGAGCTAGAGTCATACACCTTTAGATGCGGCATTACACCAACTGATTTCTCATCTGTGCCTCGTATGCGAACATGCACCCCTACACCGCCTCCCATCATACTCAGCCAGTTTGTTTCTGATAGGTTATCAACCAACCCCTCGGATGTATCCTCAAGGTGGTTCAAGAAACAACTAATAGGCATACCTCGCTTATTTCGTCCGAAAGCAAGTATCGGTGTTGAATATGACAACCAATGATTACTTGCATAGTCATACAACCGTTGAGCGTGTTCTTGATTTGAAGCAAAGGCTTTTGATACGTAAGCAAGACGGTCTTGTGGTGATTTTTCTTCCTCTCGCATATAGGATTCCCGAAGTCTAATAAGACCTAGTTCGTCATAAAGACTGTCTTTGGAGTAATCAATTTCAATTTTGTAATCTTGCATATTCTTAATCCTTATTACTCTTATCATACATATCTCGGCGCTCTAGGTAATCTTGAGTGTCTTCTGTTTCATACCTAGCTCGATAGCTTTCATCCAACAACTTATTATTCAATGCTTTGTCCTTAGCTGATTGGCTTGCATAACCTGATTTAATCCAATCGTCATCCAATCGTTCATTACCGTAGTATCTACCACAAGTTACTTGCTCACCCAAGCGATTACGATGAGATGTAACCTCTTGCAATACGTACTCCTGAGTTGAATCCAATCCAAAATCCCATAGAATCTCTTGAAACTTAAAAGGCTTTGTTTCAATCCAGTCAGATACATAGTCAGGATATTGCATTGCAATTTCACTTTCACTTACATGAATCTTGGCTGAAATCAAACTGAATCCCTTCTGGTGTACTTTTCTTAGAGTCTTTTGTTTATTTTCTGTTTGCTTAACTTCTGTTTGCATCGTGTATTAACCTTTCAATCAAAGTAAGGGTTTCGTTCTTTAAGTTGTTTCTTAACAACCAATCCTGCTAGGATTATAACACCTGCGCCAAGCAATACACCGATAGCGTAATAAAAGATTTCAAAATTACTCATTGAATTTCCCCTTAATTTCAAACCACAACAAAAACAATACATTAGTACAAGCATGAGCAAGGTGACTGCGATTGGTTTCAGGGTCATTCTTTTCACCTTCGAACCAAGCTGTCAGATGCCGCATAGCTGCTGAATAGTAACGCTTCTTAGCATTAGGTACATGCTTCCAATTAGTACCGTTAGCATCTGGGTATTTCTTATCACCATATTCAAGAACTGCTAGAACTTCTTTGATAGGTTCAATAGGCAGATACCACCATTGAGTTTTACCGCTATCGTATTTGGTTCCTTTCACCTCTTGCTGCTGCACTTCAAATTCTTTAACTTCTTGAGTCGGGGACTTTAGAATTTTAATCTCCTTCCAGATTTTGTTTATGTCGTTATCACAATAAGTATATCCGTAAATATCAGATGGACACTTAGCAGTGTCCGTATTAAATGCACACCCTTGAGAGCATTGCAAAGGACTTGACAAGTCAGGAACTGTAACAAACTCATATTGCTTATCATCTTGAGTCCATGTCATATCAGTCATTTCTGTATTCATTCAAAACCTTTCAAGATAAGTTCTTGCGGTACGCAATCACTGAGGTCATTAGGTACGAAGTTAATAGGCTTTAGAATCTTACCTGTGTCTGAATTCTTGATTACGAATACATCAAATTCTGAATTGTACTTGATATTTGTAGAAATACCTTTAGCCAAGTACATATCTGAAGTGTCAAAGGCTTCTTGTTCTGTTTTGCAATACTTGCTTAGGTTATTGTCTGCTGTCTTTTGCATTGCTTTGCTTACATCCACACCAAGGTATTCCAGCTTCTGAAGCAACCCCAAGGTTGTAACCAGTACATCCATACAAGCATCCAGAACTTCAACTACATCGTTATCCACTACAGCATCAGAGCCTTCAATTACCTCTTCTTCAATCAGTTGCTGTTGCCTTGCAATGTCATTCAATGAAACTTGATTGTGCTTTCCTGCAATGTAATTAAATACTTCACAACTATCCATGAAGTTTTCTACCGTAAACTCATGAAAGTTAGGTTTTTGTTGATGCATTAGTTACGTCCTTTCTAAGACAAAGAATCCCCGAACTTTCGTCCGGGGTACTTAGGTTAATTGTTCTGAGTAGGTATTATAGCACAGTTTAGTTAGACAATAAAGACTTTCGTTTGTCTTTTTCAAGCAAGTTTGTGCGTTTACGACTACGAGCACCACAGCTTGTGCAATGCACTTCTTCAAACTTTGACAAGTTGGTAAGGATTGTATTACCCGTAAGTTCTACATGCTCAGAACCACACACAGGGCAACGTTCTTTGTCATCTTGGTAGTAAGCTGCCATGTTAGGTGCTTTGTTGTCAAAGTGCTTGATCTGGTGATACACTTTGTAAAGCAATTCTACGTCTTGTACGTTGTAATCTCGCATAGAGTCCAATGCCTGTTGAACACCTGATTGACAATCAATCCACAAGCGAATACCACTGTGAGTCAGTTTACGACCTACACCTAGTGCTACACCCAAGGAATCAAGTTTATTGCTGTTGAACTTCATCTGCTTTGCAATCTTGAGGGTATCAATTACTCGTACTTTACGAGGAGCAGAGAAACCGTTGATTGCCATACGAGCTTTAATCAAAGGAATATCAAAGCGATCAGCGTTATGAGCTACAACAAAGTCAGCTTGCTCCATCAAATCAAAAATAGTAGCCAGCAACCTGCTATCTTGCATCAGAACGGACTCTTGAGGGGTAAGAGTCAAAGCATTTACTTGCTCTTCATCATTCCATCGCCAAGCTACTGAAAGTAGCCAACCACCTTCACGAATGATGTTATCTTGACTAAGGTTTACTTTGAAACGACCAAATGATGCTGCAATATCTGCTGCTGATTCTACGTCAATGAAAAGAATCTTAGGTTTTGTTTGCTTAAAAGCTACGTCTTCTGGGTTGTACAGAACAGGCTTACCTTCTTCAACCCATCGGTTGTAAGCATCGTTTACACCTGACTTACTGATACCAAGTTCAGCAGCAATAGCTCGGGATTTATACCCTTTCATCTTTAGGTTTGCAATCTCTGCAATCAAATCTTTATCGTATTTCAAGTAAACTCCTTTTCTTTAATAACTTCAGCGTCTGTTTTCTGTATCCAGTTCAGGCAGTTGAATTGTCCACCTTCACGGCACCAGTAAGCCTTTTCTTCTTCCTTGCAGATTTCAAAGACTTCTCCGATGCGAGAACTATACCACAGTATTTTGTTGCTACAACTAATTACTTTGATTTTCATTGTTTTATTTTCATTCTTGCTCTTCGTTGTTGAACGTAGTGAAGCGGTAACATTCGTTTTCATCTACGCAATGATGCGCTGCGTTTACACCGATACTGTCGTCACTTACATAGAAACCTTTGCCACGCAAGAACAATACAAAGTTATCTAGAACAGTCAACCAGCTTTCAGCTTCAAAAGAAGTTCTTGTATGGCTTCCATCTGGGTCTACAGCAGAGAAAAAGTATTCAGTCATTTGTTAGTTCCTTTCAAGTTGTTTATCATGCTGCGTATTGTAGCATAACCAAACTGCTTTGTCTTGATTGCTTTAAGAAAAAGTTTCTTTCTTTCAACCAAGTTCTTACCTTTCTGTTGCCCCAGAGCAACAAGTAGTTCATCTTGTTGAGAGGATTTGAGGGTGTTGAACTTGGTCTGAATCTTCTTAATCCAACCGTTGTGTCTCCATCTGGTGTCAGGAGTACAGCTAGAACGCTCTAAATAGGTCGCTATGCGATTTAAAACGTCAGGTAGATGCATGGGTAGCCAGTAACTCAAATGACGCTTGTAGGCGTTCTCAATGATTCCTAGGAAGGCATTCGTTTCGCGTTCCAAAGCTGCCCTGACGTATTGTTCGTCATCGTGTGCATGGTCTAGTACGAATGTTCTATCTTTAGGGAAATCACCAATGATAGCGCACTTGCGATCTTGTTCTTTGATGAGTATGTTTCTGACTTTGGATACGTCTGCTGGTGTGTATAGATCAATAGTCATAGTTTGAAGGTGAATTTCATTTTGGTTTCCATAGTTTAGCAAACTTCAAAACATTAGGTAATGGTTCATCATCGCGGTATGGACAGACAACAGCACAGGATTTCTTACCTTCAAGTGTATTGTTTTCATGTCCAAGGTAAACACGTGGTAGTGCAGCAATCTTATCAAACTCTTTTTGGCTGACCCTAACTACGCACTTCTTGAACGAGTTCTCAAGCCAATCTAGGTATGTTTTCCAAGGTGTATGAGTACAAGCATCTGAATCCTCTGTTGCAATATATTCACGAGCAAACTGAAGGTGCGCACCGAGCATTGAATGAGCTACCAATGTAGGTGTCATGAAGTCAGGGAAGTCATCAAGGACCGCAATGTATAGTTTCATAGTTGTACTCCGTATTGTTTAGCGAATTCAACAACATATAGTCCATCGAATTCATGCGCTTTCATTCTACAGCATCTGTGGTACATCTGGTAAACATCCAACCATGTAGTATCATGAAATGCTCTACCATCCCATGCTGTGTATTCAAAAGGTTCAGGATACCATTCCTTGTACTGCTGAACAACCTTTAGTAAGGCTTCTTGCTCTGTCTTGCAATCTTTAAGTAGTTTGTAAGCTGAAGCATCTCCGAACTTAACCTTGGCTAATTCAGAAGGCTTGAAACTGTCCGTTATGTCGCCTTTAGTGACTTGTGCGCAATACCAAAGGAATCCATTACCTCTCAATGTCTTCTTATCATCCATCCATAAGGAACCGAGTTGAGGTATTTCAACAATACCTTGTTCTGGTTTATCTTGGTTGTAGATAAGCAATCCAGAATAAGCCAAGGCATCTTTGTCTATGGTTGCAATAATAGGGGTAAAACCTTTTGCTTTTAACTCATAGGCTCTGTAGATGATTCTATCGTCTGGTTCGTCAAAGTGACAAATCTCTGCTTTGTATTTATTGATAGCAAACTGCTTAACATCTGTAAGCAACAAAGGTCTTATTGTACCTGCTCTGCTTGATTTATATTTTGTAGGTAAGGGTAAGGAATCTCTAAAATTGTCCTTACCTGAAATAAAGAACCAAGTTTCATCTGATTCCACAGCTTCTTCAATTTTACTTACAATGTTCTTGAGTATCACACAAGCATGAGATACTGGTTCAGCTTCTTGCTTGTCCTCAAACAAGTATTCACTCAACTTGTTAAATGCTTCTTTCTCTTTCAATCTATCTTTAAACTCTGTACGATTCTTAAATACTTTTTGCTTTCCAGTTGGAACATGAGTAACCAGCACAGTTCTTTCTTCAGCTACACTTGCCGCTGCAAAGCACGGAGTATCAAGATCAAGCAGTAATATTCTCTTACTCATAAATCCCTCCTAAACAAAAAGGCTTGACTAAATTCAAGCCAAGCCTTTCTAAACAAAAAGCCCAAGGCTTGTGACCTCGGGCTTGTTTCTGATACTAAGTATTAACTATCAACTTCGTGCTAGATTAATTGCTTCAATGACAGCTTCTGATTTCTCAATCACCTCATCGCACTTATCTTGAACGATTGCGTTAGCAACTGCGCTCAGGGTTGCTACGTCAAGTTCTGATTCTTTTGCATCAGCTTTGAGTTCCTTCAGAACTTCTTTCAGACCCTCGATTTCTGTCAGGATTTTTACAGCTTTACTGATAAATTCTTTTGCTTGCATTTGATTAACCTTTATTAAATTTTGATGTTACGGTAGAACCGAAGAATTGCATACCAAGATAAGCAGATGCCAACCATGTCCAAAAGTTATACGGAATAGCAAGAGCAACAAACAAGGTATTCAGTGCCCAGATATTAGCAAAAGGTAGAGCAAGGAGTAATACCAAAGCAATAATAATCAAACCAATTAAACCAACAGCTTCAAGAGTTTTATTCATAGTTCCTTTCTAATTGTTGCAATATGCAGCACTTTTAAATAAGTAATTAATTTTCGTTACTTATCAGTAAGTGCCACATACTGCAACTTTGTGAGCAGTTACAAACTATCATCATTTGTTAATAAGTACCGACAGTTTGTAACAAGTGTTTAGTCTTTCAGATCAGAAGGGTGAATCACCATCATCTTCATCCAAAGCAGGGACAGCTTTCTTGGACTTGCTTGCAGCAGCTACAGCCTTGGCTGGAACCTTGACAGAGTCACCAGAACCATCGTCTGCGAATTCGTCACCTGATTCGTAAGAAGCTGAATTACTGCGCTCAAATTCAATCAGGTCAGTTACCAGTACGTTCTTCAATCGAGCTACAGCACCCATTTTCCCATCATAATGGTCTATACTGATTTCTCCAGTTGAACCATTAGCAGGTAGTGATGTTGCTGTAATATCAACCAATGCACCACCTTTACGCTGGAACACTCGTGGTTTGTACTTATCCGGGACCGGTTCTCCATTAGCCAACTTTGTATTCTTACGCAAGGTAATCACATAAACGTTCTTACCTGCTCCCTCTGGAGGCTTGCACTTATAAGTTTCTTCAAAGTCTGCGATTTTAACTTTCTTAGCAGCTTGCTTTGGGTAAATTTCAGCAAAAGCATCTGCTGTGTCTTCATCCACTACAATACCGCATTTCCACTCTTGCCCCTTGGCTTCGTCGTAGCAGTTACGAGGCTTATCCAGCATTACATAAACCAAAGTACCTTTAAGAGTTTTCATATTCAATTTCCTTTCTTGAGTTAAACATTTGTTGGTTATTAAAGTCTCCAACAAGACTTGATTTACCATATTGAAATACACTAAAAGGAATCTATACCGCCTGTGGCTTAGTACGTCCAGCACAGTATAAAAGAAATCTAGTGCATTTCAATATGGCACCCAACTCCCTAAAGCTGGGTTCCATAGTCTTCTTACTATCGGGCGACGACCCTCATGCTAGAAATCCGTAGGTAACGACGCAACTCGTTACTCTATTTTAACCAACCGCTGTGAGTGCGGTTCACCGAAGTGTGCTGCTGGCTCCATAGGGATATAGAGTAACAAGCGTGGCGGGACAAACTCATTATAACACAAATCTTACTTACTTTTAGCTGTACTACTAAAATAAATCTGGTAGTACATCTTGATAAATTTACCATATTGAAATACTCTAAAGGTTTTTACCTAGAACTGGAGCAACCCTAACCTTGACGATGTTTTATAGAGTATTTCAATATAGTTGCCGGTTACTAGAATCCGGCGTTGCTCTCACGATGCAACAGGTTAGTTCTTGAGTGCTATTACAGAAGCACTTTCAGACAAACGCCTCGCTGTAAACAAGCTGCTGCGTAGGATACTACAGCGTTGCTGCCGCCTGTCTACCGCCCCTCTGCACTATGAGTGCAACGGCATGTAGTTTACCAGACCTTCCCTCGTGCTAGGCACTCAGGGCAACCCATCAAGCTGAATTAAAATGTACTTAGTCCGCACACCTTGAATCGAACAAGGACTCCAAATTTAGAAGATTTGTGTGATCTCCATTTTCACCATGCGCGGACTAAATACACTTAAGTCACAACTGGACAGGCTTTGCACCCGATTGGTACTCAATCTCAGTACTGAGTTGCAGCGTGCTACACTGCCTCTATATTCGCATTATAGCATAATCTCTTCATCTTTTACAAGATTCTCAAAATTATTTTCTGCTGATTGTACCCAAGCAAGGAAAGATACTTTCTCTAAGTCTTCAGCAGGCATGTACATTGCCATCACAACTTTACCTTCAGCATCTGTCTGAATCAAGCATTTGAATTCTTGAGAGTAGTGATAATTGAAGTTCTGGTAATTCAACTTTATTCTCCTTCGTAGTTCCAACCGTTTGGTTTGTAGCTACTGAATGTAGCTGTGTGCATCAGTATAACATGCATTGGTAAGGTTTTCAGAGTGCCCGAATAAAATTCTTCAGGAAAAGCGCAAGACTGCATAGCAATACAACGCTCATTTTCGCATTCATACACCCACCAAGGTAATGCACCCCAACTCATATTATGAGCCTTTCTGTATATATTCTTTTTCATAATAAACTTCACGGAGAACATACGAAATGTCATCCCATGCTTCTTCGCAGTACGCCAGTAGATGCACCGGATATGACATAACTATTATTGCTTTCAACAACCATCCTAGATGGTTTTTTATCAACCACAGACACCAAGGCTTCATGAATAATCTCCTATTGTAAACTTGAGAACGTATTATAGCACAGAATTTTGACCTTTACCAGAACACAACCAAATTTCAAGTTTTTGCATTACTTCTTGGTACTTTCAATCATGTTCTTCAATGCTACTAGCATAGCTCGCTGCTGGTTCTCTGTCTTACCTTCCCACAGCATTATGGGTGTCTTACCTTGCAAAATGTCCTGTGGTGTTTTCCACCAGAGGTTAACAGCTTGCATTGAACCTAGGTTACCTAGGAGGATTTCATTGGCTTGTGTCTTTGGGTGTTTCATGATTTCCTTTGTTTTTTAGTGAACTTCTTTCCAGTTTTTACCAACCTTACCTTCACCGACAAGTGGCACTTTGATTCCAAGATATTCACCTGCCTTTGCAATAGATTTTTCAATCATTCCGGCAACTTCATTAGCAATCTCAGCATCGCACTCATATTCCAATTCGTCGTGGATATAGCCAATCCTCCTTACGGTAAAACCCTTGTATAAATAGAAGGGCCTACGTTTTTCATCCCACTGCATCCCCCCAAGCCACTTGTCCATAAAACATCCAGCGTAATCCATTGTTATGCCGCCGCAGCTTTGAAATATAGTATTCAGTAAAGCTGATTTTTTACGAGTCATTAGGATTCTACCATCAATGGCTGGGAGGTACTTCTTCTTACCTGCACCTTCCCAGTATTTTTCAAGGTTTTCCTTCAAGTCTTTCGTGCCTGGGTTTGCCTCCCAGAAAGCCTCCAAAGCCTCTTTACCGTATTTTTCTGGAATACCAAGAGTAGATGCAACCTTCGGTGCTCCACCGCCGTAGAGAATGCAGTTCCCTGTAATCCCAATAAAATCATCCTGCCAAATAATAAACGATGAGTTCCCTGTTGTCAAGCAGAAAGTCTCTTGAATTCCAAGTGACTCCTTTGACTGCTCTTGCATGGTCAGATGCTTACGCTTCTGAACCCGTATGCCTTGACAGATATTATCTTTCCACCCTTGATGATTGTTCAAGGTAACGCGACCTTTCCCAAGCAGTTGCATTGCCGTGACAATACCTTCATGCACTTTACCAGTATTCTGAGAGACAACCTCGTGATTTCCAGTGGTGTTACCATCTCCGTTATAGAAGCCCTCGTAGAAAGCCTCTAGAGATTTCCTACTAAGTTTCATAACCCACTCAGACCAGTTAACTTCATGCTTGTTAAGCCTATTCCCAACAACCCTGTCTATGAAACTCCTTGCGTCAGGTTGAGATATTTTCCAGTGAAGTACATTATTCCCATTCTCTTTCTTTTCTTCACGCAAGTTGTATTTCATTCCAAGAGCATCAATTAGATTTTGAATATCCTCCCAAAACTTATTTCTGGATTGACAAACCTGCATTGAAATTGCCTTCTTCTTACCGAAAGATGAACTTGTAGTGCTTGACTTATCTGACCACTTGTAGGAACCATCTGAGAGTAAGTACCCCATAAATTTAGCCTCTGTTTCATTTATTGTGCATCCGTCATTGCCAGTAAATGCAGCAGTCAATAATAAGTTATGCTCCTGTGTAAAATCCTTGGCTTCAAAGTATCCAAAAATCTTCTTAGAGCCTTTCTTGGATTTTGAACGCCTCCATCCATACCAGCGGTGATTCTCAGTGCATTGAAACGAATCATACTTGTTACTGAATTTAAATACTTCAGTGTCATCGAAATGATGCAACGCTTTAACTGCATCCATTTCGACAAGACCTGTATTTGCATTAAAAGTTGGCAATGCTTCACCAACCTCTATATCACCAAACAGCTTCCATCCTGCACTTGTCAACACCTTTGTATGCATCGGCAAGCAATAAAATCCGTTCTTACTTTTATTGCGGTACGGTTTCCATTTTGGGTTTTCCTTGTCAAAATCAGGTGCATTGTATATTTTACTGACTTCATCATAAATGCCACCATAGAAAGCATTAGCGTTCTTACTATGCACATCGCCCTTCAGTAATTCATCAGCAGTGGTGCCATTGTCATACTTGTGCGTATAGTGCCCTTGAACCCTACCTTCAAGTGCAGCAGCATCCCCAGCAGCAATTAACATACCATCCTCAGTAATCCAAAGTGACCGAAATTCATAGCCAAGTAGCACCTTCGGGTCTGCTTTTGGCACATTAACAACGACCTTGTGTTTTTGTCGGTGTGTAGCTGCAATACCAGTCCTACCAGCACCTATCCGTCCATCATATTGCAACCTTGGGTTTTCAAGCCAACCATTCAAAACAGACTGCCTATTGCGAAGTGACAACCACTTGACAACTTTCTTGACAAGATCGCCTTCAATTTTTTCTAGGTTCTGGCAGAGTTTCCCTGCTTCTTGAATCTTTGGCGTTGTCGGGATAAGCTGTCTAGTAACGGGGTCGCGTATTGGCTTGTTATCAGGGCCGCGCTTATAATTCCACAAGGTAGGTTTCCATCCCTGCTCCAAAAACCAATCCTTCATCTGATCTTGGTTTGCCATTTCCATTGGAAGTTTAATATCAAGCATTTGCTTTGCAACAATCTTGTATTGCTTACCGTAGACTGTAATACAATCTTTCTCTGTATCATAAGTTGCACTATGCTTTGCAATCCACTTTTCCATCACAGCAGAAAGAGAACCATCTTGTTTGAATGGCTTTGCTGGCATGGAGTATTCTTTTTCTTCTGTTTTTTTAAGGCTCCGTGGTGGTAGTTGAGGTTCAACCTCTGAACGTATCTCCTCCATCATTTGTTCAATTTTGATTTGCAATTCCTTGGCAGCATCTACATCAAATTTCCAACCTGACAATTCTTGGCAAGACATTAGGTAGAAGGCTTTTTGACCGGCTTTAAAATGCTCAGGCCACTTTGTGCAATCCCATGATTTGTACAACTCAACCCACTCATTTATTAGTGCAATAAATGTCAGTTTACCAACAAGAGTGTCACGCTCACAATACTCATTCATGATAGAGTGGAAACGCAAAAATTCAGCTCCATTGGGAGCATTGGAATCTAGCGCACCAACAGAGATCAAGGCATCACGAAAATCAATCTTAGGCATTCCAAGTTGAACACCCCAATATTCAATAGAGTGCTTTTCACGGTCTGGGTTAAGAAACATTGACAAATAAAAAGTATCAACAAAATTTACTTTAATACCTTCAATACTATCTGGGCCAACGGAGTAGTCAATTCCGAGAATAAACATAAGCACAAAAATATCATAGCCCAAGCCATTGTGAAAACAGACATTTGGGTTATCGTACTTAGAAACCCAATCCAGCAGCTTTGATTTTGCTAATGAGTCTCTGAATGGATGCAACTGCAACTTATCACCTGTGTCAAGGTCTTCCAAGTTGATAACCCAAATCTTTGTTGCTTCAAACACAAAACCATCTGCTTCAATGTCAATTGAAAAACCGTTGTACTTCATACCTTCCTTTCATAACTTGAGGCATTATAGCATAAAAAGAAAGCCAGCACAAGGCTGGCTAAGTTTAGTTGTATTTTTTAATCTCAAACTTAAGCAAAGCGTTGTATGCTTTATCGCTCAACTTTGACTTGTACCTCTCAGCTAACTCAACAAGGTGCCTCTCCTTTGATCTTTTATATGCCTCAAAACACTCGTCAATGTCTGTACTATAGAGAACATGAACACCTTTTCGCTTGCCATCTATAAATCTGGAGTATTGAGCGCAGTAAACACCCTTAGATTTTATATAACTGACACCAGATGGTAAATCATTTCTACTGCTATACCCAATGGCGCAGTTTATTTCATTCGGCAAGAATGTACAATTTTTCTCAGAGTACAGCTTGCCGTAATTAGACAACAAATCTTTATCGAGTTGCCAACCTGTCACTGCATTTTCACGAAACCACTTGTCGAAATTTGACAGCAATTTCCAGTCATTACAAACTTCAGTTCCTATGTAACTTGGTTTACACTGATGGTACACTGCACTATAACAACGCCGTATCATGCTGTGCCAAACAGTATAGGATTCGACTTTTGAATCTAAGTCATTCACGCCTTCTCCAAAGACCATTTTAAAACTCCTTTACTCCGTTTTCCTGATTCCAGTCATCAAGATCGTGCAGTTTGTGTGTTTGATTGCAGTAGTAGAGGTTACCCGCTTCCCCGGTTTCACCCGCTGCCCTGTTCTTACTCAAGACAAGCCTTGTTGTATTCCTGATAATAGGGTCTTCATTGTACTTATCTCGTTGCATCATAACAACCCATGATGCACTCTTAAAGACCGTAGAAGAACCGGATATTGCCTCTTCTGGTACAAAAGCGCCAGTGCTTGCAGCATCTTTATTATTTCCTGATTTACGAATATGCGCAATCATTAAGAATGTCACATTGTAGTTCTTAATCATACTCTTGCACCATTTCATGAATTTTGCCTGCTCATCAATTGTTAGTGAGTCGAACACATCGCTTAATGGGTCAAGAATAATTACTTTACATCCACAGGAAATAATCAATTCTTCAATTTTATTTTGTAAAACCTCTACACTGCCATCTCGCTCATCAATCACTAGAAAACGATCACCTCCGTTACCATCCAAAAACAACTCATGTGCTTTATCTTTAATTCTATCTTGTTGCAAGAATTTTAGTTTTTCTTGCGGGTCTTTAATCAGTGAAATTTTATTCTCAATATGTCTTGAGAGCATTGCTTGAGCGTACTGAGCACAGGTTAATTCAAGCGAAACAACACCAATCTTATGCGGACTGTTAAACAACCAGTAGTATATCAACTCGTTAGCTACCGTTGTCTTAGCTGCACCACTTCCCGCAGCGAATACGCCGATAGTACCAAGCTCAATCGAGCCGATCATATCATCTAGTTTTGACATAAAAGGCGGGAGAGGTATTTTTTCAACAACTGCACTTTCCAGTAGACGCTCGTATAAAGTTGAACTACCTACAACACCCGCAGGCACATAAGTCTTTGCATTATAGAAGTCGCTGATAAACTCTCGCTGCTTATCCTGCTCAAGATATTCATTTGGGTCTTTAAAGCGCATCTGCATCAGCTTCACTTTACCTTTAGGTAGGTACTTAATAATTTCCTCGGTGGCTTCCTGACCTGCTTTATCAGAATCCATGCAACAAATAATCTGCTCAAAGCTATCAAAAAACTTATATTGTGCTGCAATTTGCTTCTTAGAATTAGCTCCTGTAGTTGGGCTTACAACTGCTGTTTCAAAATCAGAGCCTCGGGATTTATTGTAATCATGAATCATCTGATATGCCGAGAGCTGGTCAACTTCCCCCTCAACGAGCAGTACATACTTACCGCCACGATTGAATTTAAACTGCCCAAACAATTCACAATCTGCACCAGTACGTCCTTTGGAGTAAAAATTCTTAGGAACTTCACGGACTTTGTATCCAACTAATTGCCCATCCTGAGTACATGGATAATATTGCTCGTTTACATCTCCAGTTACTTCATCAAAGGAATGCCGAACACCGAATGTACTAACAATGTCATCACGCAGGGAACGAAAACCCTTGCATTTAGCAGATGTTGAATTCTTCAACTCCTGATTTTCTTCAGGGGTCATTACAGGTTTTGTTGACTTAACTTCCATCTCTGTGTATTCCTTTTTTACTGTTGTTCGGACTCTGTTACTATCCTGTTTGCTTTCAATGTATTCCTTACTTGGGATTGTAAAACCACACCCAAAGCAGTGACCACTTTCATTATCCTCATCATCTACGTATAAAGCAAAGTTATCTTTGCTGCCGCATGATTTACAATTAGTGTGCTTTACAAATACGCTCAAGTTACTTCCTTTCAAACCTCAACAACACCATTTCTAACATCACAAATAGCTTGGTCATAACCAACCTCATAGCCTTCATCAAACCCTGCTGTTTTACCGTAGCTATACCCATCATCATAATCCTCTCGATCATGCTCAAGCATCACCTTCAATGCTGCATGAGCAGGGTCATTATTGATATACAAGATTCGTTCGATTTCATCTAGTGTGTATTGACTGTAGTTCATATTCACTCCTTAATCCCAAGTATCATAATAAGGTTTACCCAAAGCATTCCACATTATATCAAAGTGCATCTCTACATCCTTGACTGTGCTATCTACGTGCATAATCAACTCAATGCAAGTTGTATTCAACTCACCTCTGAATTGCACCTCAGGTGTAAAACCAAAATCAGGCATAGTCTCTGGCATTCTACCAGAAGCCTTGTGCTCTGCATGGTCATACGCAAAGACTGTAATGTAATAACGCTTACCTACCTCATCTGAAATGCGTTTTTGCAATCCAAAAGCAGAATAAGGTTTTACATGTTTCACCTCTTTAAACTTCTTGTAGCCTGCATCAATCCAGTCTTGTACGGTCAGCATAGCAATCCTTACTTAGTATTCAAAACCTGAATCAGAATGTTTACACTCTGAATTACAGCATGTTGTAGATTAGGTGCAAGGTCACTCCACTTGCGATTATCACCTGCTTTAGCAGCGATAGCTTGCCAGAATTGTTCAATGTCACTCATGAGTTACTCCTTCAGCAAATAAACCTTAGTCCATGCCCCAACAAGACCTGCCAGCAAGAACCCTACAACACCAACCAAGACAGCGTAGGTTGCATTATCAGCTAGGCTTACCAACTTGGCTACAATCAGCAGCAAGGTAGCATCTAGCAATGAAAACGAACGTTCACCTACAAACTTAAGAACTTTAGCAGTATATATCATCTTGCTTTCCTTTCAATTTATTCAAGCGTTTTTCTTTGCGATACAACAACTCTTGCTCAAAGACTTTCCTTATTTCAGGAGAGATTTTACTTTGAGTTTTAAGAACAGCCTTGATATGAAGTTGTGTCATATCCGCTGGTGATATGTATTGTAACTCAGATTTACCGTCTTTACCGTAAGTACCCCAAAATTTAACAACTCTCTGAACTTCAAAGTCATCGTCTGTTGTTACACAGAGGCTCTTTGCTGGTACTTCGTTAACGCTTGTACGAATGTAGTAACCAATGCTGTCGCACATATAGAATTCTTTGGTGATACTGTCTTCATGAGCCTGATAGTCCCAACCATGCTTGCTTTCAATGATTGTACCATCAGGTGTTTCCCATGCGTTGCGTAGGTAGTAAGTCATTTCATCCCCTCCACAAAAGCAGTCGCTCCAATCACAAGCGGAACCACCAGCACGACATACAGAAACAGACCCATCGCGTCCCAGCTTTTCGCGTCCCAGTTCCAGAACACGAAGCCGAACAGCAGGTACATGATTGCAAATGGAGCCAGCAGGATTGCTGCGGTTTTGAGGTGTTTCATTTGCTCCTCTTTCTGCAATAACATTTCCATTTGTTCGGCGCATGGCAATATGGGCAATCCATCAATACACCTCGTGTTTTTGTGTTGGGTCAAACTTTGATGCCAAAATATGCAGTTGACTTGAGTTGATGTGACCTTGTGAATAAGCGCGGCAAAGGATGCGACTGATGGCAGTGTTCCAAACCCGATGTGTCATACGCAAAATAATTTTGTTCATTCCGTTTCTCCAAGTGCTTCGCGCAGTGCTTCTGTCGCCAATGTGAATTTCTGATGCGCGATGGAGGTGGTGTTTGAGTACCACACTTCATTCAGCGCATCCAACGCCACCCCCATCACCTCGCGCTGTTCGATGATCTGCATGTTCGCTTGGTCAAGTGCCGCTTGCAGGGCTTGGATTCTGAGTTCGTCGGTCATTCAGACTCCCCCAAGTGCCTTGCGCAGTCCGTTGCTCACTGTTCGAATGCGCTCTGCGGCTGCACACAGAGCAAGATCAACGGGGTCGTCCCTACCGCTAAATGCTGGGTACTCTCCAATGGCAAACGGCTGTATCAATCTTGCACACGCCTCTCGCTCTGCTGCTGCAACAAGTTCAGCAAAACGCATCAACTCTGAATCAATCAAATAATGCGTATGCACAATACAATTAGGTTGGTGCTTCCTGCTGTCTTCATCAATAACAAAACCAGCTTCTTTAGCAAGTTCAATAAGTTTATCTTTGTTCATTTCAACCCCTTCAATTTTACCACCAACGTTTGAATAGTCATTGCTCACGATATAGAAAAGTATTGTTCTATTTCTTTCCCTATATCAGTTCGATAGTGATACAGAGTTCTTCCGAATTGATCTTTTTCATTCCCATCGCTGAAATGTTCTACGATAGCAACGCATTCTTTCACAATCAACTCTGCTAATTTCTTTTGAATTAGTTCTGTACGGTCAGACTCCTCGGGAAGATATTCGTAATCGTGTTCTATTAGATTGCGAGCCTGTTCAGCAAGTTCTTTAAGTTTATCTTTGTTCATTTCTTCAATCTTATGTAAATCAGTAAGTTTGCCATGAGTGCCCTATTGTGTATAGATTATCACCTATTTTAATAGGTTTTGAGGCTATCGTAGCAATATCTCCTCCTGAATAGTACCCATGCTCTGTGACTACTATCAAAGCATGGGGATTTTCTTTCTGCAACTCCAGTAAATTATTTAGCAGTTCATTAATAGGTACATAACTTTCTCTATTAGTTTTAATTAATTCGTACCTCATCGTTTTAAAATGTTTTTTTACTTCTGTAAAGATTATGTCGTTAATCTTTAAATCATTTTTGTTCACAATGAATCTCCATAGGTTTGTTCAAATCATTCAGCCAGTCGCCAAAGACAGCATTTATGGCTTTCTCACAAGAGTTCTGTGGCTCATCACACGGGTCTTCCGTTTCGATGCCGCAATAGGGGCATGTTTCTTTTTCAATCATAATAATCATCAAAAGCAAGATTCCTAGCCGCTTCTTCTACATCCTTGAAAAACCTATCAGAATCAAGATACTTCTCAAGGCATTGCTTGTACCAAGCAAGTTCTTCTTTATCCAGGTCTTTTACGTTATCAAGACTGTAGCTAACATCGTGAATATCAAACTCAGGTTCTTCTGGTGGTTCTTCACGGCTACCAGAAAAGTACTTACCAGACCACCCGCATTCTACATGCAGGATTACATCATCATCGTAGTCAATATAAACTTGCATTGTTAGCTCCTTGTGTTTTGATGCCTGAAGTATAGCACAAGACTTGAAGTTTTACACGGATTTTACAAAATATCTTCCAAATTTACAAGTACCATCTGTCAGTCTAAGTTCGTACTCAAGCTGAAGACCTTCTGGTTTGTCTGTGTAGTGATGAACGATTATACTTTGGGAGTTTTGTTTACTTGGTATTGCTATAGCACTAGAGATAATACCTTTGAGTATCTGGTAGCAAAGTATATCCTGCATAGCTTTGCTTTTTGTTTGTTGACCTAGATTCACAACAAATACCTCTCTTTGATTCGATTCTGAATCTCTCGTTGAACATCCCAGACACCGAAAGAATCTTTATTGACACTACCCGGATGCACCTTATGAACATTCAGCATCAAGTCCTGAATCAACAACTCAGCAAACTTAAGGTAAAAGTTCTCTGGTTTCCAAGAGCGTTCTGTTGAACCGTCTGATAGCTTACGAGTCAAGCATACTTGTTCTTCAGCTTCAGAGGCTATACCAAGGATTAGGTTTGAGTTCATTCTGATTCCTTTTCTTGTTCTTCAAGTTCTTGTAGCATATCGCAATAATAATTATGCTCTGATGCTAATTCCTTTACTTGCCAGTCAATACGGTCAAGTTCTTCTAGGATTTCTTCTTTAGTCATACAACTCCCTTAACAAAACAAACATCTTTAACATGCTGATTACCTTGCATCAGCATCTCATGGCTTTTCTTCATAGCATTGCTGCAAGTAAACTTAACCTGTTTATTACTCAAGCTGTCAACATAAGTACATACCCATGTATGCTCCTGAGATTTCTTCTTGTGATAAGCCTGAGCAGATAGCTTGTTGGTATTGACTTGGTTCATATCAACTCCTGTTTTCCTGTTGTTAAAGTTCTTGTAGTGTAGCACAGTTTGAAACCTTATGCTGCTTTACTTTATTAATTTTAACTATACTTAGGTTGTAACCTTTAGTTAAAACCTATAGATATGTAATATATCCCTTGAGATTTAGATGCAATACTGCCCTTACCCACCAGAACCCTTGAGTTCATGACAGGTTTAAGCAGTAAAGTTTAGTCATCCCTCTCGAAACTGACGCTTACTTGTCTTTAATGAAACGCAGGGTAGCCTAAGCTAGACAAACGAATCACCCCTTCCGCAAGACAAGACACCATTGGTGTACTTTAACGGTCGTAATGCTAATTGGCACAAGCAAAGCTGTTCTGTCACAACAACCTGTCCGAAGCCTTGAGTGTAGCACAGATACAAACCTTATGCAAGAGATTCAAGAAAATAAATCTTTAGGTACTACAAGAGTACTTCTTTAGCTACTAAGGTTGAGCTTGCACCTAATGACAAACAGAAAAACATAAGCCTGAAGTGACTTTACTACGAAGTTAAAGGTAGTTGGTGTTGACATGCTTCAAGAATACTTCTAAAACGCATCAGAATGCTCTACAACAGCTTTTCTGGCCTTGGTTGATACCGAGGTAGCCTAAAGAGAAATAAAGCCTTGTAGGGCGTTTAAAGAGCTTTTGAAGGTTTATAGGGTATTGCTTAAAAACTGAGCAGGTTAACCAAGGTAGTTTTTCTTTTTTTATTTTCTTTAGAAAATCTTTATTTAGTACAAAAAGCACTATCCACAGGGTTATGCACAGCTTGCTAACAGAATTTCAACAGCTTTCTGCACAGATGCAAGTTGCACACAGCAGGAAGTAAAAACCTGAAGAAATCTTATAAATTTTTAAGAAGTCTCTGGAAATTTCAAGAAAACTATGCTACACTTCAATCATCGAAATAACAAATGAAAGGAAGTTAGTTATGAATACTAAACACCCGCTGGCTATTGCGCTGGCTGAAAGATTGGACGTACCACCCGGTGCCCCACTGTTTGTAGATGCCGCCGCAGAACTCCGAAGGCTTCATGCTGAAAACGAGGCGCTGCGTAGCGTAGCTAAAGAGCTTGCAGTAATAGTGAAAGAGTTGTGCGCCTGTTACAACCATCCATTGCCAGAAGCCACTATCGCACGGGCAGGAGAAGTTAAATGAACCAGATTGAACACATCATGGAGCTGGTTAAAAAAGCCTGCTCCACATTTAAACCCCATCACCTAAAAGAGCACGACTCTGCAATGGCAGAACTCCGCACCGCAATCGTGCAGGCGCTGGAGGCACAGCACCACCACCCAGTCAGCCCCGAACTGGAGCGCGAAATCGAGCAGGCGCTGACTCCGGGGGAGCCTGACCCGTCATGTGATGACGTTCGCTTGGCAGAAATGATCCTGTCTGACTGCGGACACAGCACCAACAACACCAGACTGCTGGAACGGGTCACGAACCGAATTGCGAGGCATACCGCACCCCAGCCGCAGCCCAAGCAAAGCGCGGAGCGTGGGGAGCCGGTGGCGTGGCAACCGATTGAGACTGCGCCAAAGGATGTGACTTTGCTGCTATACGGGGCAAAGCGACTGGAGATGTGTGTCGGCATGAGCCACAGCCGCGATGGATGGGTTACGGACACGACCAGCGAATGGGCGTCCATGTATCCGCCGACTCACTGGATGCCACTGCCACCAGCACCGGGCACCGCACCCCAGCCGCAGCATAACTGGGTTGGGTTGACGGAGCAAGAAATTGAAGAAATAGATTGTGTTACATTGCATCAAGCGGATTGGGATGAATTTATGGTATATCAGCCTTCTGTGATACAATTTGCCCGCGCCATCGAAGCCAAACTACGTGAGAAGAATTCATGAAAAACACACCCAAGCTATGCTACAATCAGGTATCTAAACAAACGAAAGGACTTCTATGCTGATGAAAAAAGACTTCTGGTTGGTTATCAACAAACTTGGGTTGGAAGACCACGAGGTTGATCTTGCTGCTCTTATCTGGGAAAAATGCGAGAAAGCTATGCAAGGTAAGACAAACCAAACACCTACTTTGCTTACAGGTAAAGCACCTCGTATTCAAGGCCCGAAGACGTTTGTACTTAAGCCTGCAACCCCTGATGAAACAGCATTGACTCGTGAAGAATTGCAGTTTCTTAAAAGTCATTTGAATAAAAACCTCAGCTTTGAAGCTGCGTACATGAAACAACTAAAAGCTACTATTGCAAAGATATGGAATAATTGCGACCCAAGTGACCCATCAAGTACGTTTCAGTTTAAATCTCTAAACGAACTTAAAGATATTATGCGAAGCTACAAAAGTACCTTCAATAAAATGAGTAAAATTCAGACTAAAATCAAACGTAAACTTGGTAAATAAGGAGATAGCATGATCGAACTAGCAGATGAAGACAAAGTACAGGCTGTGCATGACCTCAACCTGATTGAGATTGAGTGGATTGCTGATTACTTTGATTGCGAAACATGCGGTGGTGCTTATGCAGATGGTGCTGTGGTACGAATGAACGGTGAAGTAATACTTGAATTGCTACCCGAGGCAAGTTGCTACGGTGTTACTAGCTACGAACAAGAATATGTATTTAAAGCCATCTTTAACCATCTTGGTTATGAAGTGAAGGATTACCATGAGTAAAATCAAAGAACGCTACTGGAACTTTATAAACTCAGAGGATTACTCTGATTATTACCTAAATGAACAGCAATACACTCGCAGCAAGGCATCTAATCAAGCGTATGAGCAGCTTTCAGCACCTAGTGAATACCGAGGTAGCAGCAAGTTGCAAAAACGCATTGTAGAGCTTTCTAAGCGACTTAAGGGTCATGCGTAAGAAGTATCTGATACTAGCCAAAGCCTACGATAGCAAAGGTAGGCTTTTGTCTGTTTCTTGGAATGACTACAAGAAAAGCCATCCGGTGATGAAATACTTCAGTGAAAAAGCAAATATACCTTTCAAAGAGTACCTTCATGCTGAGATTTCTGCTATACTCAAAGCTAGGGACAAGCAAGTGCATACATTGACTGTAGAACGCTACAACAAAGACGGAAGTACAGCCCTTGCTAAACCTTGCAGAGTATGCCAAGAAGCTATCAAAGCATATGGTATTTCTGTAGTAAAATACACAACAGATGATGGATGGGAAGTAGAAAGACTATGAAACCCAAGCATAAACTAGCTTATATGAAATGCGCTGAAGCATTTGCTGAGTGCAGTAACGCTACAAGGTTAAAGGTTGGTAGTGTAATCGTAAAAGACAACAGGATTATTTCTTGCGGTTACAATGCTCATGCAGAGCATATAAGTGACCCTTGCGAGCTAGAAGACGGTACTACAGACCCCAGGGTTAGGCACAGCGAAAAGAACGCCCTAATGGGTCTTGTCAGAAGTAACCAAAGTGCAGTTGGTGCTGTGCTATTCTGCACTCATGCTTGCTGTAAGTTCTGTGCTATAGATATTGTTGATGCAGGTATCAAAAAAGTTTACTACCGACATGCATACAGAGATGAATCTGGTGTAGAATACTTGCATCGTAACAACGTAGAAGTTGAAAGGATTTGAATGTCTGCTGATAAATATTATGTTTACAAGCATGTTTTAAATGGCAGTATAGTATATATAGGTAGTGGTTGCGGACTTAGATATAATTCTAAAAATGGTAGAACAATCGAACATCTCTCTATGTGGGATACATTAGATAAAATCATCATAGAACAAAATCTTTCTAAATTTGATTCCATTGATTATGAGAACAATTTAATACATAAACACTATGATACATTACGTTTTAATAAACGTAAAAACGCAGGTAAAGTAAAAACGATATGTTATCAAGATATTTCAAAACTTTTACTCTATGATGACTTATCACCAACAAGGTTACGATGGAGAGTGGACAAATCAAATGCTAAAAAATCTGGAAGTGTTGCAGGTTGCTTAAGTAAGAATAGTAAATACGGAAGTATCATAATAAATGGTGAATCATTTGGTATACACAGAGTAATTTACTGCTTAAAACACTCTATTGATGTTTCAACAAATCTTGTTGTAGATCACATAGATGGAAATACTAAAAATAACTCACCGGACAATCTTAGATTAGTTACTCAGTCTGATAACTGTAAAAATCGTACTCACTCCGGGTCTAATTGTGGATTTCAAAATATAAGGTTAATAAGCAAAAGATACGAGTATTGTGTATCTTGGACGGACAATTGTACCAGAAAACAAAAATCATTTTCTTTCAATCCAAAAGCTCGAATGGGGAGAAATACTTCTTTTCATAATCAAGAAGACGCTCTTGTTGCTGCTATCGGATTTAGAAACACTCTCGTAAAATCTGACCTCATAAAGTTAACAACAAAGGAGAATTAAAATTAGTGCAGATAATACTATTATCGTACTGCGAACTTGGAGCAACAAGGTATCATGCGGAGTTGGTTGCTTTCAGAACGTAGAACCTTATGAAGTGTTTAGAGTGTTTCATACTCAAGCATGGGATAACTTCTATTGGTTTGAGAAACACCAACCTTATAACGTAGGTGCTTATTTGCTCAATGAAACTAAAGGTTGCAAAGAAAAGTACACCGATTACATTGAAGCATCTAGGGCAGCAAGAGTTTTGCAAAAAGAGATTGGCTACGTTGAGTACGGTATTCAGTACGTAGAGACTGATTATTATTTGCTTTATGATTAAGACAGAAAGGATTTAACATGCAACTCAAAATTAAACTACCTACTCAAAAAGTAAAAGACATTGTGCATGAAAAATGGAATCATGAAAAGTTCCAAAACAAGAACCAGACTCTTGGTAGTCAACTTGTTATTGATAGGTTGGGTATTATCTATGCTATGCTACTTGAGCATGTTGATAGTACAGTAGAGCTGGATGAAGAATTGTATATTTTTATTACGAATTGATTAAAGGAATTAAATGAAAGTAAAACTAATTGGTTATACACAACCATCTGAAGAATTTAAAGACTCTTTTTCTGACGCAAAAGAATTGATTGCATTTTGTGCAAGAGTGTCAAATCCAAGTAATCAGTTTAACAATGAAACAGCCGATAAGCTGATTAAATACTTGGTAAAAAACTTGCATTGGTCACCGCTGGAGATGTGCAGTGCTACGCTTGAGATAGAAACAACCCGAGATATTGCAAGGCAGTTCTTGCGTCATCGTAGTTTTAGTTTTCAAGAGTTTAGCCAGCGGTATGCAAATCCTGTCGAAGACCTTGAATTTGTTATTCGTGAATTGCGATTACAAGATAATAAAAACCGTCAAAATTCTATCGAAGTAAATCTTGACAATTCTTTGCATTTTGATTTGAATGAAAGTTGGATTGCAAAGCAAAAACAACTTATTGAGTTGTCAAAAGAAGTATATACTTGGGCTATTAATAACGGTATTGCAAAAGAACAAGCTCGCTGTGTTCTTCCTGAAGGCAATATTGCGTCACGCATGTACGTCAATGGTACAATTCGCTCTTGGATTCACTACATTCAGGTTCGTACAGATGCTTCAACACAGAAAGAGCATCGAGAATTAGCGGTGGAGATTGCTAAAGTAATTTCTGAAATATTCAAGATTGAAAGTTGATATGCAAGAAGACCTCTACAACGAAGACCAAGACGATTCGGAACTACTTGAAGTACCTTACCGCAAGTACACAAGCAAAGCCTACAGAGAGTTGATTCAGGACGTTGTAGAGGCTTCTGGTTACTACAAGTACCAAGTCAAGGACATTCTGGATTGCTTGAGCTATTGCATTGCTACGAGGATGGTGGAAGGCAAGAGAAGCCAGATTGATAACCTTGGTTCTTTTGCTCTTAAGACTTATGAACCAAGAATTATTAAACTACCTAATCATTACACCAGCAAGATTACAAGCCTGCATTTAACTGATACAATAGTCTCATGCAAGTTTAAACCTGCTGAAATCCTAAAGAAAACCATGAAAGACCTTCAAATGCAGAAAGATTATGAACAAGGTATTGCTGCGCTGGATGAACGAAGCCCTGAAGAAGTTATTTAAAAGCAAAGAAAGCAAGGTTGAGGATATGAATGAAAACGAAGCGTATGATCTAAACAAATGGGCTTTCCTGAAAGTACAAGAACTGCACTTGCTTGAACATCAAAGGTTGATTCAACCTGAGAAAGAAGAAATTGTAAGTAACTTGTATAACATTGATTTAGGTAAGGTACTGCAAGCCAAAGGCTTACCTGATTTTGTTAAAAAAGTAGCTATGGAGTTGACCTATAAACCTTACTTTACTCTTGGGTATTACTTCAGTACCTTGAGTGACATGGAAGTAAACATGCTCAATGGTGTAGTATCTGCTGTTGAAACCAAAGATACAGGCAGCGTAATATTCAGCAAGGTAGAGCAAGAGCAGATGTACAAGGATTTGCTGCTAATGGGTATGCTGCTATGCCTTGCCAGTGGTAAAGGTACGCTGACAGCCAGTGAAATCACGACAATGAAAAACAGCTTGAGTAACTTTATTATTACAGAATGGATATTCAGGTTCAAGAAAACTCATGCTTTGTTGAGGTATAATTGGGATATGTTCGAGCATGATAGAATCATAGCTGTACCAATGAAGGGAGGTAAAGGTGATGCAGGAAAAGCAAAAGCAAACTCTTGAAGGTTGTAAAGAAAAGAAAAAACCCAGCAAGAAAGAGAAAAAAGAAAGTTTTTTCATCAGAGACTACGATTTTGATGAGTTTTCGAGTTATGATTACAGCACTGAGTTCAACAACTACCTTTCAACTAAGTACGAGGAATAAAATGAAAACACAGCACACACCAGGGCCTTGGAAAGTCGGGCAATACCTTGGAAGATCAACCAGCTTCTGTGTTCACATGGACGTTGGTGATAAGGGACGCGGGTTAGACATTGTTGATGCTGTCTGCGGTCTGGATACTGACCAAAGGCGGGCCAACGCCCGTCTGATTGCCGCTGCGCCTGATTTGTTGCAGGCTCTACAGGCTCTTGCAAACATGGCCGAATCGTTCCCAAGCGAACTACACAAAGAGCACCCTGACGTTATTGAAGCCCTTGCAGCCATTGCAAAAGCAACTGGAGAATAAAAGCATGAAACAACAAAAAAGCTACACGATCAACACACACGACAAAACGATAACGCTGCACCGACCGATGACTGAAAACGAGTTGTGCCTAGCGTTACTGCGTGACGAACATGGTGATCTTGTCGAGCGAGCGAAGTGGGAGCTATCTGAAGAATCAATCCGAATCATCCGTGACGGTGTGTTTACCGAAGCTAAAGCAGTTGGAGAATAAAATGCAAAGCAGTTACTTTCAGACCAAGAAGACTAACAAACGAAGTCATTGGGATGATGCTGGTTACGAAGAACCTGTAGATAAGAAACAAAAGAAAGACAAGAAGCAGGACTACGAGAAGCAACGCAAGCAAAAGCGCGGAGAAGAATGAAACCTGATGACAAACCTACAAACTGGCCTTTTCCTGTAGTCAACAGTGAAAGAACATCAGAAAGCAAAGCCTTGCTTGAGCAGAAGTTCAAACCTACCAAGCATGACTTGTCAGATATTGAAGAAGGGTTGTTTTAATGCCTCAAGTTATTCAAGATATTCAACTTTGTCTTATACAAGGGGACTATATTGCAAGATACCTTGGTAAAGAACAAAAAGAAGTGTATAATCTGCAATGGTCAAGCCCTGAGATTCAAAACAATCTGTTGGCTGTGGTAGAGCAAGTCAGGACTAATAGTTAAGGAATCAAATGCAAACTTTAGAAGAATACCTAGAGGTATTTAAACCTTATAAAAACCTCTGTAATATCGTCACAGCTTACTGGAAAGATGACGAAATCCTAGCTTTGTGGATGAACTACATGCTGCAAGATACTAGGGAAAATACTAGGCAAGGTTTTCCTCAACAAGTTGTAGATGCCATGCTTATGCTGTACAATCAACGACGAAAGCACCTTGAGCATTACACGCACATGGGTTTTGTAAGCGATATATTGCATTCAGATGTACTAGGAGTGAAAAAATGATAGACTTAAATTATTCAACAATGAAAGAGGCTTGGTTAAATAATCGTGAACTCATAAAGTACGAATTCATTCTTGAAGCATGGGTAGGTAAAAATGGTCAGGTTGAATATGGGCTTCTATGTGATAGTGCAACAACGCAGCGTGTATTGAATGTCATGAATGAACATGGCTACCGTTGCTCGATTGTTGAGCAGCTGTTAGGAGTAAAGAAATAACCTTTGAATTTATAGTATAAGTTTGCTATTATAGACATTAGCAGCATAATTTGTCTATAATACTAAGTATTACAATTTATCAACACAAGGAGTTAGAGTGCTATATGGGCCAACTATTCGCGGCAGAGCCAGTATCTGTACTTGGGATTTGCAATTCAGGTTCTACGACAACCAACAATGCGCTAAATTCATTGCTGCATTTATGGAGGCTGGGTTGCCCGGTGCTAATAACATCAAATACGAGGTGATTGTTGGTGACAGTATCGAGCTAGATGAGCATTGGATAACAATAGAAGGTGGTGTCTGGGCACACAACCTATCAACAATAGCCAAGTTGTTAGAAGATGTTGATTACAAGGAGATGGAGTTGAATGATGAACACTGATTATGCATACTACATGCTTGACAGCTTCTTGCGGAACAACTTAGACGACGACAACTATGCTGAGTTTTCCGAGGCACTTGAAGCGATTTGTCAAGGAAATAATATTGCACTACTGAAACAATGTTTGGATGCTTTTGAGACAGATGATTGGGGTAAGAAATTAGATGCTTCAGTAGCTATAAACAAACTACTAGGGGAATGAAATGACCGAACAAGAGAAAGACAAACTGATCGAGCAAATGCTGCATACTATCAGCAACCTCTGGTACAATGCTGATAAACAAACACGAGATAAACTACGATACAACCTAGAAGAAATTGACATTGCTTATGACAAATACCTTGAATCAAAGCCTGACACAGAAGATTAAAGAAATAGGTATCAAGAGATACCTTAGTTACTTGCTTTATTTCTGGTTTGTAGCAGCTTGTATGGTGATTGCATTGATAGCAGTGCAAGCAGTTTATGAACCTAGATCAACAAAAGAACTAACAGGAGAAGTCAAACCTGTTGGACTATCAGAGAAGGATTGCTACCTTGAGGCCATATGGTACGAAAGTAGAAACCAAGGGTATGCTGGTATGCACAAAGTAGCTGAAGTTATAAACAACAGAACCAAGTCAGGGTTGTACCCTGCTTCAGCTTGTGAAGTAGTCAAGCAAGACAAGCAATTCAGCTATAGAAACGATTGGAATATACCTGTAGGAAGCACTAGAATCCCCTACAAGCCTTCGGAGTATGAGGCCTACACCCAAGCCTTGCTTATTGCTGAAAAAGCCTCTAAGGATGATTTAAAGCCTTCTATGCCTAGGGATGTACTGTGGTATGCTAAGACAGGAATAAAGAACAGATGGATTAAAACAATGCAAAAAGTACAGCAATACAAAGATCATGTGTTTTATGCTAAGAAAAATAAAGATAAGCAAGATAGTTAAAAGCTATGAAGTACCTCTAGGTAGTAGAAAAGATTTGTTCTTATCTGCTGCTTAGAGGTTGTTTTTGTTTTATACTACAGGCATCGCAACAAACGAAGGAAACCAAATGAAGTACATCTGCCAAACAGTCCTGGGTTTTGGTAAAAACAGCAGCATTGCTTATGTTTGTAGTAAGAAAGAAAAGCTGCCCAACGGTAAGCAGTCAGATTGGGGTTATACTAATGACTTCAGCAAGGCGCTGAAAATGCAGCAATATCTTAAAAATTGCTACGCATCTGATGCTAGGTTTTGTGAAAGAGTTTGTATTGTAACGGAGGTAAATGATGAATAAGTACCAAGAAAATTATGATGATTACTACTACGTGACTTACTTTGATGAAAATGAAACACAGTACGGTGATAAATACGATTGCTATGAAACCTTGGAAGAAGCTAAGGATGCTGCAAAGCACTACAAAACAGCAAGTAAAGAAGTAACATTTGTACGAGCCTGTGTTACAGACAGAGGTGGTAATGTTTTGTGGTACACTTACTGAAATTCAACAAACGAAGGAAACCAAATGACGACAGTAGCACAACTGATTGATTGGCTGAAAACACAACCGCAAGATGCAGAGGTTGAGTGCGGTAAAGAATCTCGGTCTGGTTACGAAACTTACATGCTGATGGACGATATTGATTTGGATTGCTGTACTTTCTACGATTTCACAGAGAGCGCAGTAGGTACTTATACTGGTCGTAAGATTATTGAGCTACGTGCTGATTAAGTCAAGTAAAAATTTCTAAGCAATTTCGTAAAATATCTCAAAAATCCTATATACTTAAGCCTTACTAATAACCAACCGAAAGGAAAACATCATGACTGATATTCAAAACAATGCTTCTGGTTCTCGTAAACTTGCTGAGATTATTGAGCAAAGTAATGGTCGGTTTGTATCCTGCACTTTTGTAAAACGTGATAACACAGTTCGCACTATAGTAGGTCGCCTTGGTGTAACTTCGCACCTCAAAGGTGGTAAAAAGACCGTACCAGAAGATAAGTACATTACTATCTTTGATACACAGAAAGGTGCTTACCGCAGTATCAACCGAGATACAATCCTTTCGGTTCGATCTGCTGGTGTTGAAGCTGTTGCTGTTTAACAAAGGGTAAAGCATGAAAGACAAAGCCCTTAAAATTGAAATCAACCTGAAGAAACTTCGCAAGAAGCAACGTATTCAGATTTTGATTAACAACAAGACAGGTGCAGGTAAACACAAGAACAAGAAGAAAAGTTATGATTATTCTAAAGTCGCAATGAATTGCTCTCATGAGCTTTGGGAAGACTGAGGTTTTTGGTATATAATCAAAGCATACCAACCAAGGAGATGACATGCAACGAGTAGTACAAGCCAAGGCTGTAAACACGCAACAAACCAAAGAAGCTATACGTCAGCGCCTGATGTACAGCTTTGGCTTTACTTATGAGCAAGCTGACTATGAGTTGCAGTTTTTGATTGCAAGTATCTCTAAAGATGATATAACCTTGTTCACAGAAGATTGGTATGTCCTTGGGATAGTGCGAAAAGGAGCAGGGGTGGTGCTGAATCGCAAGACTAAAAAAGAATTGTACAAGCATGTAAAAGCTATCGTAGAAGGTATATAATCAAACCTTCAGCAACCAACCAAGAGGTTTATATGCGTAAGATTCAATTCATCAAGAGCAGTGCAACAGGTGCAACCAAAGAGAATGAAAGCGATGATTGCACAGTACGAGCATTGGCTAATGCAACAGGTATAGGCTACGCAAAGGCTCATGCTGCTCTGAAGCACCACGGAAGGCAAGACAAACGAGGTGCAACACTTGATATACTTATCCCTGTATATAAAACCTTTGGGTTGAACTTGGTAAGTATTCATGGTGATACAAGAGGTGCAAGGTATTTGAAGGCTTTGTATTCATACGTACAGCAAGAGCAAGGTATGACATTGAAGACATTCCTTGGTAAAGCAGATAAGAATAAAAAATATGTATTGCTTACAAGAGATCATGCCTTGGCTGTGGTAAACTCTGAGGTTATTGATACATTCGACAACAGAGCTAACAAGCGAGTTGTTGCTGTGTTTGAGTACAGCTTGTAAGGCTGTGCTGTTTGAACTTAGTTAAACCAAGGAGTTAATATGTCAGATAATTGGAAAAGTTACTTTGCTAAACGAAGCAAAGAGAAAGCGATTGAAGAGCAGTTTAAGGGTACTTACCGAGGGTACTACCTAGTACGAGAATCAGATGGTTCTAGGTTCTTTATAAGCCCTTATGAGGATATAGAAGGCTTGGAACAAGTGGCTGATAAAGTATTGACTGATACTGACTACGCTTACTGGATTGACTACAGCCTTGGGATTGATGTTGAAGGTAAACCAGCTTGGATGAATATGGACTATACAAATAAGTTCTTTTGATGTGTAAGTAGTAACCCTAGGAGAAATCCTGGG